GCTACTCGGAAAACTCCCTGGAGCGCACCGACGTGGGCGGCACGGATTTCCAGGTGATTTCCAAGCCCTATATTCCCAGTGAACTGGCGAAGAAGATCCGCCGGGTGCTGGAAGGGCCCAATGGGGTTAGCTGATCAAGTTACTGCGCCGCACCCTGCAAGGTAGGACCAGGCGTCGAGCCTTTGCGGCGAGTCAGGCGCTTGCCCAGCTGCACGCCCGGCATCTCGACGTACTTGTAGGTCAAGGTCGAGACCAGCAGGACCGCCGCCAGTTGCAAGACGACGATGCCGTTGTCGAGCCAGACACTGTGGGTCGAAATGTACTTGACCATGTTGGGCATGTCATGGCCCTGCAAGGTCTCTGTCAGGTCTGTGTGCAGCACTTTCGACAGAACGATGATGGCGCTCTTGAACACAAACAGAATGGCCGCGTGCGTCAAATAGATCGAGAACGACAAGGCGCCCAGCCACACGAAGAAACGGTGGTGCAGCAGTCGCGAAACCACGCCGCGCTCGAACGAGAATGCCAGGATCAAGAGACAGAACAGCAGGCTGGCATACACGCCCTTGTGATCGATGTCCGATACCAGGAGGCGATAGCTGCCCAGGACCAGGGCAATTTCCAGCAGATTGAAGTCCACGGCGTCCAGGTCCAGATCCTTGATACGGTCGTAGAGCACGTACAGGCAGGCTCCAGCGAAGAAGCATGAAACACCGCGGAAGATCTCCAGCTTCAGCCAGGACTCACCGTTCCACAAGGTGATGAAGGCCGCCAGGGACATGACTGCGAAGATCTTGACCCTACGGGTGCGCGCCAGCACTGCAATGACGCCGAATACCAAGTACAGGTAGTACTCGATGCTGATGCTCCAAGCTGGGTAATTGAACGAGCCGGTCATGGCACTGTTCAGCCAGGATTGCAGCAGAAGCAGGTTGGGCAGGAATTCGTGCATCGAAGTGGCGCCACTGAATGCCGGTTCGTTGAAACTGAACCCTTTCTTCTCAGCCAATGAGCGGCCCAGTTCCAGTGCCAGATAAACGCCCAACATCGTCAGATGCAGGGGATAAAGGCGAGCCGTGCGACTGATGAAGAAATCCTTATAATCAGTCGCGTTGTTCAAACGCTGGCCGTAGGTGTGGAACAACACGAAACCGCTGAGGATAAAAAAGAACTCCACGAACAGAAACGCGTGCTTGAAAAACTCGAGCTCGGCAATGCTTTGAACCACGTAAGTGTGGAACAGCACGACAGCCACCGCACAGAGACCGCGGAAACTATCGAGCACGACGAATCTTTTCATGGTTGATCCCAGAGTGTTGTAACCGTTGCCATCCCGGTGTCATGCCAAGAGGCATGGCCCGTTGCCATTATTGGCGCAAAGCTAAACCAATCCTTTGGCAGGCACAACCGCAATCAGGCGCACGGTACCTCTGACGCGCAACTGCCATTGTCCAGACCAACAGACCACCACCGTAGAGGTACGTGCAGTTCGGGTACACAGGCTTTTTCGGTCGCACAAAGAAAAACCCCGCAGACGTTAATCTGCGGGGTTCTCAATGATGGAGGCCGAGGTCGGAATCGAACCGGCGTAGGCGGATTTGCAATCCGTTTTTATCTAATTATTTTATTGAGCAAAAAGCCTAGCACTCCCGTAATCATTGGCCCAAGCTGCATAGCCATGCATCTGCATTCATGGTTATTTGGGACATTCAGTGTCCCACAATTGTCCCACGCCTTCACTGCCCTCCCCCGGCGTCCTGCCGACCTTCAACACCCCTATTCTGCACCACCTATCGATCCACCCTTGAGCAAACAGCAACATCTCAAATACTGTACACACATACAGTATCAGCGAGCAGCAGTATGGAAATCGAAGACGAAGAGTTCGGGTGCCTCGGCATACCCACCGAAGCCCAAACATGGAAGCAGCAGGCCGAACTGGTCCAGGCAGAGTACGAGCAGGTGGCCGCCGACCTGCGCCAGGCCCGGGCGAATATCCTGAAGCTGGTCGACATCCACGCCGTCACTGCGCGCGAGCGCGACCAGGCGCTGCATCTGCTGGCGTCGTACAAGCGCGACCTCTCCGCCGCTCACGTCGAGCTATCAGCGCTCGGCAATCGGATGCGCGGGATGCAGATGGCAACGCGGCAGTCAGCCGAGAGCCCCTACCCTTTCCGCGAAACATTGGCGGCTCCAGATCCGCAGACAGCCGTGCCCGCGCATTGCCCCAGCGAAGAGCGGCAGAGCCTACTATGCTTGGACCAGGACAACGGAGGCGCAAATGGACACGCTGGACTGGCTGAACCTGAAACCCCACCTCAGCGACGTTGAAACATGGTCGAAGCTCTGGGCTGTTCACGATGAACCTTTTGCCCGCATTCGGTGCAGAATCTGCGACAGCCACCAGCGGCTCGAGGAGGCGCACAAGGCATTTTCGCACCATCCCTTGTGCAAACTTAGGGGCAGCCAAAGCCGATACCCGTGGCGCGATATCCTTTGGATAATGGAGCATGTCCAGCATCCCGGATAAGCGTTGCAGAACATCCGATGGCCATTCGGTAGCCCCAGATCGAAAAACTGCGACCGTGGCTATCGTTGAGCCAGGACACGGAGTCTCACATGGACACTGCAATGGCTGAGCCTGGCACCTAAGCTCAATGACATCGACACTTGGACCAGGCTCTGGTCCGTGCACGATGCACCCGTCTCTCATTCCGCTGCTAGACCTGCGGCGGCCACCATCAGCTGTGGTAATCCGCCACACGCTTTGCTCACAGCTAGGCCTGCAATATGATAGGTGCTGAGGTTGTGCCCAGTAGTTTAAGTTTCAGGAATCTACAGATCACTCAGCTAAGCTATTTCCACCTTTTGCATTTTGTTTCGACACTCTGCAAAAGCCGGTACTCCTCCTTCAAATCCATCACAAGCTGTGCTATTGCACGAGCTGAGTTGAGAGATGAAATGGCTACGCCTGTAACAGTCAATGGCCTGGAGGCACAGTCAGGGCCGGTAATAGCGATAGCCAAAGTCTGATCGGCGTCTATTCGGGCGCTGCACCGCAAAGGAAGAAAAGCCGACTCGATAACGTGCTGCAACTCCATAGGCGAAAGCATCATAAGCTCCAAAACCTAGATCAGATTATACAAGGCCGCGCTATCGCTGCGCAGAACGCTGAGCATAGACCATATCATCAAGCAGCGGACATATTCCTTTAAATATGCCTGGCATAGGCAGATGATCACGGTATTGACAAAAGTTATACCAGAACGATACAAAATCTACATTGAGAACAAGGATTAGCCTAAATGCGTAGATCACCTAGAGTTTATCAATGCTGCTGGGAGGGATACGAATGGGTGGTTGCCGCTTCTTCGAAATCGATCGCTGCTCAGCTGATAGGAATGCCCCTTCATCCGATGAAAGAATTCGGATAACTATCGACACATCAGGTTGCCAGAGCACTAGCGCTGAATGCTCCGGGATCAGTTTGGCGCAGACACAGCCCTATGGATCCCTGGTCATTAGCCATGCCGCCCTCAATGGATATTCAAGACGCGGGCTTGTATTACTGCGCCGACTCGGAGCGCCGAAGCAAGAAATGGGAGCGCTCGCAGGCCTGCCCCGCTATTCGGGCTCGGTCATAAGCCTTTGCGAGCTCTCCCGCTCGCGCATCAGCGCGCTCGAGCAGTTGGGAGAGGACCAGGGCGGCGCGCGTGGCTGACGCGCCTCGGTTGGCAGAGCCGGTATCAGTGGAGCAGGCGGCAGCGCAGGCGGCAAGCTTTCCGGCCGAAGCGTGCAGCCGGTCGCCAGCAGCGTCAAGGCCGCAGCCATCAGCATCGGCAGCAGCGTTTTTTCTCTCGCGTCGATTCCTACCTGGTTGGCCTCACGCTGAAGGCGTTGTTCTTCGTCGCGCACGGCTTGTACCGCCCGCGCAAGTTCGGACTTCTGTGTGGCCACCGCCTGCGACCACTCGGCGTCTCGCGCGGCATTGGTCACCGTCACGCCGTGGTTGTAGGCGGCGTACAACGCAGCGCCGCACAGGCCAATAAGCGCAAACACCGCGATCAGATAGGTCAGTGCCTTGCCTGGCGTCATGCTGCACCTAGAAACATGGCCCGCTCGGCGGCGCGGCCCTTGACCAGACCCGACAGCACCTTTCCGCTTGCATGCACCCAGCGGGAGAACTGTTCGGCGGCGCTGGCGGTATCACCGGCGTTCAGCTTACGCAGCAGCGTTGACTTGGGATTGCACTTACTGTCCAAGCTAATGTCCATCTTCCTCATCAGGCCGATACGAACAATAGATCCCCTCTAGAAATTCTGCGTACATCGAGCCGAATGCTAGCTATCAGCCAAACCGTATTTCTGCCAGACTGAAGTCGACGATATGCCGAGAGTCACATGATCTGGCAGGCCACAATATTGTCACTCTTCACGTGGATAGACTCTACGTCAATGCTTTGGAGGCCCATGTGCAGACAGTATCTACAGCTCCTAAAATTGATGATTTCACACACCCTGTACTCAACGTCGCTGAACGACTGATCCTAGCGAAATCGGTCGATGAGGTAGTCAGTGTGCTGCGTGACACAGTGCGGGCAATTATTGGGGCAGATGGCATTGCCATTGCCGTAGAAGCCAGCGGGTACTGCACCTATGTAGCCGAGGATGCTGTTTCTCCATTATGGCAAGGCCAGACATTCCCCATCGACCACTGTGTTTCAGGTCGGGCGATGCTGACCGACGAAACGATCGTCATTCCAGATGTTCGGCTGGACTCGCGTATCCCGCCAGAAGCCTACAATGCGACATTCGTTCGCAGCCTGGTTATGGTTCCGATCGGTAAGCCGGTGGCCATCGCCGCGCTCGGTGCGTATTGGTCTCAGGTGAGAACCCATGATCAAGAGACGATTGAGCGACTGGAGAGCCTGGCGCGCCTGGCCACCATTGCCATCGAAAACGCGCGCCTGACTCAGGCACGCAACCGCGGGGCGGCGATCAGCGCCGCACAGAACCGCATATTGGCGCTGGCAGTTGCCGAAGGCATCCTAGACGTCACGCTGGAAGCCATTGTGCGTGAGGTCGAATCCCTTTCCTCCTCTGGACTGATGGGCAACATTCTGTTGCTGGACGAACAAGGACGGTGCGTGCAGCGCTGCTTAGCTCCTAGCCTACCAAGCGAGTACACCAAGGCAGTTGAAGGCCTTTGCCTAGACCCGGGCACCGGTGCCTGCGGTATCTCTATGTTGAACGCTGGAACGGAGAGCGGCCGCGATACTTCGAGCGACGCTTTTGTAAAACAGCTGACAGCGCTTGCCAATCAGCATGGCTTGCAGGTGTGCTGGTCGATCCCGATCCGTTCGGTACAGGGCTTAGCGATAGGTACTTTTGTTCTATACCACCGAGAGGTGCGCAAGCCTATCCCGGCCGATATGGAAATCGTCGATTTCGTCATTCAAACTATCGGACTTATGTTGCGCCGTGCTCAGGTCGATGAGTCCGTACGCAATAGCGAGGCCCGGTTGCGCCTGGCGGTGGACCACGCCGATGTCGGGTTCTGGGACGTGGACCTGGTGCAGAACACGCTGGTGTGGCCACCACAGACCAAGGCGATGTTCGGCATCTCGGCCGATGTGTCGGTCACCCTTGAGAACTTCTATCAGGGTCTGCACCCTCACGATCGCCGGGCAACCCTGGAGGCCTTCAGCGCGGCTATGGATCCTGACCGCCGGGCTCTCTACGACGTGGACTACCGCACCATCGGCCGTGAGGATGGTGTGGTGCGTTGGGTAGCCGCCAAGGGACGGGCCGTGTTCGATGAGCACGGACGTTGTCTTCGCGTCACTGGCACGGCGATGGACATCACCGCCCGCAAGAATGCCGATGAAAAGCTGCGCGAGCTCAATGCGACCCTCGAAGGGCGCGTGGCACAAGCCATCGCCGAGCGTGAAGAAGTCCAGGTGGCTTTGCGGCAGAGCCAGAAGATGGAAGCCATGGGGCAGCTCACCGGTGGCGTGGCCCACGATTTCAACAACCTGCTCACCCCGATCGTCGGCACGCTGGACATGCTCCAGCGTCGAGGCGTGGGCGGCGAACGGGAACAACGGCTGATCGCCGGGGCGGTGCAATCGGCCGACCGTGCCAAGACGCTGGTACAGCGGCTACTGGCCTTTGCCCGGCGTCAGCCGCTGCAAGCGGTTGCCGTCAACGTCGGCAAGCTGGTCAGTGACATGGGCGACCTACTGGCCAGCACCACCGGCCCGCAGATCAAGGTCGTCGTTGATGCGCCGGAGCATCTGCCTGCGGCGATCGCCGACGTTAACCAGCTCGAAATGGCACTGCTGAACCTCTCCGTCAACGCCCGAGACGCGATGCTCGAGGGCGGAACACTGCGTATATCCGCCTGCACGGAATCGATCGAGGCAGGACATCGGTCGGGGCTTGCCGTGGGCAACTACCTCTGCCTGTCCGTCGCGGACACCGGCTCGGGCATGGACGCCACCACGCTGGCGCGCGCGGTGGAACCGTTCTTTTCCACCAAAGGCGTCGGCCAAGGCACCGGTCTGGGGCTGTCGATGGTGCACGGGCTGGCTTCGCAGTTGAACGGCGCGCTGACGATTCAAAGCTCACCGGGCATGGGGACCAACGTCGAGCTGTGGCTGCCGCGCAGCGTCGCCCTTCCCGCCGAGGCCCTGCGCTTGGTGGAAACGCCGGAGCTGTCCTCCAGCCGTGGCGTCGCGTTGCTGGTCGATGATGAAGAACTGGTACGGGCGAGTACCTCTTACATGCTGGCCGAGCTGGGCTATTGCGTCATCGAGGCCTCGTCCGGCGAGGAAGCCATCGCCCTGATGGACGCCGGCGAGGCCTTCGACCTGCTAATTACCGACCACCTCATGCCGGGCATCAGCGGGACCGATTTGGCCAAGCAGGTCCGCTGCTCCCGGCCGGGGATCGCGATCCTGCTGGTTTCGGGCTATGCCGAGCGCGAAGGCCTCGATCCGGACCTGCCGCGGTTGGGCAAGCCATTTCGGAAAAGTGATCTGTCGACAACTCTGGCGCGGCTGCACTACTAGCCAAAGCATCGTGATGTGCGGTCTAAGCGCGGACTAGAAAGATTTATGCTTACTGTGTAGAAGTGACCGAGACACACATGACCACACCGGACTGGCTTCAATGCATCAAACGTCCAATGGACCAAAGGCGATTTTGCAGATCCGTACTCAAAATCCCCTATCGTCCTCGAGGCCTTGGCTTAGCCTATCCTCTCTATGAAGTTTGTTCGCATACTGCGCTGCTTCTGCCCCTTTCTCAAAAATTGTGATGGTTCCATCGTAGCTCGTCACTTGATACGCGTAAGGCGCGCCCTTCTCTCTCAGATACTCAGGCACAGCGGACCCGCTTAAGGTCAGGACTTTCACAGCCATAATCAGCCTCCTATGTGACCTGACCAGTCTATATCGTGATCGTACGTGTATCCATTGCTTAAGCTACTTTCTCGGTTCCTCCGCGGGCTATGGCCGTACCAGACGGCATATCCGCGCGGGCACGCCTGCTTGGTATTCGAGCGGATTCATACACCAATGTCCAGTCTCACGCTCTCGCATGAGCCCGCTCGGACGCGGGCTGAGCCTCGTTGTCATGTTAAAAGAGCTGACCAAGATCCGATGGTTTCCAGTTCGTGATTACCAGCTCACCGACCAGATCGGACTGACCATTTCTCTGGTTGGCCGTCGTGTAGCGGATATCCAGTCTCTCGAAATGGAAGCCTTCAAACACCTTTCGGATGTCGGGATGATCATTGATGCTGACCATCACCTTTCCCTTGCACGTCCGCATGAAGTCAGCCATGCGAGTGTAGTTCTCAAACGGGAAGTCCACGCCGTAGCCGGCTGTTTCCCAGTATGGCGGATCCATGTAGTGAAAAGTGTGAGGTCGGTCATAACGCTGAACGCAGTCATGCCAGGGCAAGTGCTCGACATAGGTACCCGCCAGGCGCTGCCATGCGGCCGATAGGTTTTCTTCGATTCGCAGCAAGTTGATGGCTGGCCCAGTCGTGGCTGTACCAAAGGTCTGACCCGAAACCTTGCCACCAAACGCGTGGTGCTGCAGATAGAAAAAACGGGCTGCTCGCTGAATATCGGTCAGTATTTCGGGCCGGGTCATCTTCTGCCATTCGAACACCTGGCGCGAGCTGAGCGCCCATTTGAATTGGCGCACAAACTCTTCCAAGTGATTCTGAATAACTCGATACAGGGTGACCAAATCGCCGTTGATATCGTTGAGCACCTCGACGGGTGCCGGTTGTGGGCGCAGAAAAAACAACGCTGCTCCGCCCGCGAAGGCTTCGACGTAGCAGTCGTGTGGTGGGAACAGGGGGATGAGACGATCGGCCAGGCGGCGTTTGCCACCCATCCAAGGTATGACGGGATTCGACATGATTGAGCAAGCCTTTACTGTATGGATGAACAGGTGCTAGGCTCCCCCCGCTTTGTGCACGAAGCAGGAAGCCTTGGCTGGACTTGCAGGATTGGTCTGCGGTTTGGCGGCCGTCGGTCATGTTAGCGCATGACGGACGGCAGCTTCTTTTCACTCTTTCTATAACGCGTCGTGGACGTGGGAAGACGGTGTACTCCGAAGATCCCAGGTACACGGCGCCCACATCACTTGCCCCTGTTGAAATAGTCACGGTACGGCTGAACGACAGCATCCTTGGTCAGGTTGAGCTTCATCAGCCTCAACCGGCCAACACCACCCAGACCCTGGAATCGGATCCAGACCCTTTTCGTATCGGCGCCGGTGGTGAACTGCAGTGACCAACGAGTTTCAGCCGCCCCCGCAGTGAATCGCATGGACCCCAGGGTCGTGCCCGGGAAGGCATGGCCGGCGCCGTCATCTTCGCCGGTGTTGATCTGCACCTGCGGGTAGTTCCCAGTGAAGCTGGCGATTCGGGTTCCGCTGATCGTGTACGTCGTGGACGGCTCAACGAGCATCCCCGAACTGGCATCGTTCGAAGTGGTGAAGTTGTCGAAATTACCTGACACGCCGTTGTATTCAACAAACGGATCGCCGCCGTTGAACCCTGTCTCCGTCTTTCGAGCGTAGGCAGGGTCCGCCGCCCATCCGGCTAGATCGGTGGCGAACTTGTAGTTCTGGATCAACTGCAGCCCAGGGCGCCCGCCTTCGCTGGCCATGACGCCTTGAATCGACGCCTTGAGGCCTGCCCCTGCAATGACCCCATTGCCCACCGTGACCGTCATTGCTCATCGGTCTCATAGACGGCGTTCCCAGTGGGAGTGACTCGGAACAAACCGCGCCCCAGCCAAAGGGCCTGGCAGCCCGTTTCCGTGAATGTGAAGGCCGGAATCCACGTATCTCCGGCCGGCTTCTCGACGATAACCGTGCCGGTCTTGACTACAGCAGCTATCACGACAGGCGCATTTGACCAACGCCAGGGGAAGGTTTTTTGAACGGTGTATGCAGCCACGGTGATCACCTTTGGAAAGCCGCGCAGTGGAGCGCGTGATTGTTGTGTATTGCTGTTCAGGTCACGCGGTACCCAGAAACAACGCGCGCTCAGCGGCGCGGCGCGTTACCAGGCCCGGAAGCACCTTCCCGTCTGCATGGACCCAGCGGGAGAACTGCTCGGCGGCGCCAGCGGTATCACCGGCATTCAGCTTGCGCAGCAGCGTCGACTCAGTGAAATTGCCCTCCCCGACGTTGTAGGTGAACGACACCAGCGCATCGAACTGGCCCTGGTTGAGCGGAACCTGCACCTGACGCTCCACGATGCGCTCGAACCGCACCAGATCTTCCGCGAGCATCTGCTCGGCCTGGCTTTCGGTGATGACCATGTTCCGGGTGACGCCCGACGTGCTGCCGTAACCGATCGTCCAGGGCTCGCCGCCGGTACCGGGATCGGGGTATGCCTTGAGCCGCAGCCCTTCGGCGGATTTGATGAGGGCGATGCCCTTCGGTGAGGTCTTCATTCTTTTCTCCAGACGAAAAAAAACCCGCACAGGGCGGGCATCGGGTGAAGCGCCAGGTCAGGCCGGGACGGTAGGCCATTTCGGATCATCTACCGTCAAGTCGAGCAGTTTCAGATCCCTGACATAGGCTTGCCAGGCCTTCGCGCTCTTCGTCTCGGCAGGAGTTGCTTCGCCCAATTGAAGGGAGACCAGAAGTGGCGTCATGGCTTGAGAAGCAGAAGCCAGCAGGCTTTCCTTCATAGACGTGTTCCGAGCAAGCGTCTCTGCTGCCGTAGGCTTCGGCGGCACCGGCGCACTGAACGAACCGTCGACGAGCACCCAGCCACTTTCGGGCACGGGCGACACGCCTGTGATGTCCACCATCTGAGCGACCATTTCCTCGGTAAATCTTTCTTCGATGGGCCACTCGGACTCATCATCCTTCAGCAGCGGAAGGATGACTTCCTGCACAACACCTTCAGAAACACGTGCGTATACGGCCATCATGCGTATTCCTCGATAATTACAATGCCATCTGCCCCTTTAGCTCCGGACTGTCCTGCACCGCTGGGCGGAGTGAAGGCCCCAGCTGCGCCAGCGCCCCAGTTCAGGCCAGGAGAACCAGGGTAAATGGATGTTCCGATCGCTGATCGGCCTGAGCCGAATTGCGAATGGCCGCCAGTGCCTCCCCAACCAACCGCTGCAACGCCAGCCATTTGGTACCCATATACTCCGGGCGCTCCTCGAACTGAATAGATGATGTTGGAGCCGGAGGGCGCTGCTGTCTCCGAGGTGCCTCCACTGATTCCCGCCACCGATGACGGGCCGGGTGTATTTAAACTTCCCCCACCGCCCGGGCAAGACAGCAGGGAGCCGAAAGAGGACGCACCACCGGTGCCGCCACTGGATGCCGTGTTTGCTGGAGCTCCCGCGCCTCCGACACCGACTGTGACCGCAAGACTGACCGGCAAAGGCGTATACCAGCCTTCTGCGTAGGAGCCCCCCCCGCCACCGCCGCCTGCAGCGACCTGACTCGAATTGCAGGTCCATGTACCAGAACTGCCGCCACCCGCACCCTGCACCTTTGCTCTGACTGCTGTTGCAGTCGCCAACGGCGTGAAGGTAGTAGCACCAACGGCGGTAGGTGCAGCGCCATTAATGGAGACCATCTGTACGCCGGCAATCACCATGTAAACACTGGTGCGCAGTAGACGCCCCGGGGATTTTCGCAGCATGTCCTGCAGAGCCGCCAAGAGCTGGCCATTGTTGGCTTCATCGGGAGAAAGCCCGGCGGCCTTGATGACCGCCAACATTTCATCGGTGACGGCATTGCCCCACTGGGATGGAATGAGCGAACCAACGACACCGGTTGCCTGATTTTCGTCGACGAACTTCCCGCCCACCAACCCGACACTGGGCACACTTTTTGGGTAATCCACTTTATTTCCTCAGCTGTAATTGATGTGCACAAGCGTTTGGGCTGGAGCTGCCCGCCTGATCAGGCACTCCAGGGCGCTGCCAGGGTTAGCACCAAAGCGCTCACCCCAGTAGCTGACGCCGAAACGGCGGCCCAGCGTCTGGCGGCCGCCGGTGTTCAGCGTCCACATGAACTGAGCGTTCCAGGTCCCGAAATGCCCAGACCCCATTCGCGCACGGCCAAACCGCGGGGAGCGATGTTCAGTCAGCGTGGCGTTGGGATAGCCTTGTCCTTTGGCGATGTTGATGAAGAACGAGGCGGTCTGACCCCCTACCGCAATGAGGCGCTGCTGAACACCTAGCTGTCGATCAGCGAACGCCGGCGAACTACCCAGGCATTCGTCCGGCAAATTCATCACCGACTCCCAATCGGGGACCAGTTCGAAGACCAGTGCGGGATCCATCTCGCTTGCCAGCGCCCCAGCGCGCGCGTCGATGCGCGCCATCTCCTGGGCGATCCCGCGCAGGACCAGAGCAAGCTCAGGCAGCCGCTCCTTATCCCAAGCAGGTCCTTGCGGCAGCAGCGCAGAAAGCTGGGAAAGGTACTGGTCAGCCGTCCTCAAAGCCATGTGAAGGCCCCCACGGTGAGCAGCTCGTTCGCTTTGGCGGTGACGTCAGATGCCGGAGTGGAGACCAGATTGTCCATTTCGCCCTCGGCGCTGCTGATGGCTTCCCGGATGTGACTGATCAGCAAGGGCTCGCCCAAGCCTGCCTCCCGCTCGTGCAGGTCGGCCAGTTCAGCTGCAACGGCAGCCCGGACGACTGTGGTATCAGGTGTGATCTTGAGCGTGTAGTTGATGGGCTTGAGCACGGGCGCAAGCACATACACTTCGGCCGTTACGGGCGCTTTGGTGCTGATGTAGGCCTTGACCGTCGCCACCTCGTTGGCATTGGGGATGATCGAGGCGTCACCGTCGCGTACAAAAAAAACGCCTACCGTGCCGGGCCCCATGTAGTTCTTGACGACCCATGCGCGCGTTACGCCTGCGCACTCGAGCGCCCAGGTCACATAGTCCTCGGCGTTGCCACCGTGCGGGATCACTCGGTAGCTGCGGATGACGCGGCTGCGCAGGGACTCGATCGATTCCTGATCGCTGCCGCCAGTGATGCCAGGGGCCAGGACCGTGAACGTTTCATCGATGCCCGCCACCGGCTGTACCAGTTTCAGCGCCAGGCCGACTGACGCATTTCCAAGTGCCCCACCGTCGACCGCCTCGAGCTTTGCGGTGTTGGTACCTGACACCGGATTGACCGCCGTCACCACTCGATACTGGCGACCGTCGCCGGCCTGGACTACCAGGTTGGCATCCAGAATCGAACCTGCCGACGCCTGGAAGCTGGCCGTACCGGTAGCGCTCTTGGCAGCGATGCGAGGCGTTTCAAGTCGGAGCAGGGCCTGGCGCTCGAGCGTGGTGGCGTCGGCGGTGTCAGGCAGGATCTGCTTCGCGATCCAGTCGAGGTACCCGTAGAGTCCGTAGGCTGCGCCGCTGACAGCGCGGGCCAGCACTTGCGCGTCCGATTGGCGCAATGCATCGCTGGCCAGGTCGGCAGCGGTACGATTGATCAGCACGGGCAGGGTCGGAGTTTCAAACGGCATAGAGCACCTGCCAATGTTCGTTGGGGTAAATTTCGAGGGTTTCGCCCACTGGTAGCGTGAGGGTTACGCCCAGGTTCAAACGCGAATGGCCGGAGCGCTCAGTGAGCACCTGCACGTTGGTGACATGGCCGTCATCGAGCAGCCACTTCAGCGCCTCCTGCGCATACGTCACGGCAGCGCCGATGGTTTCAGTGGTCAGCTTGCGGCGCCGTAGCAGCCATAGACGCGAGCCGATGCGGTCATTGGCAACCAGAGGGAAGCTGTCGCCCCACCAGCCATAACGCTCATCGTCTTCCAACTGATCCGAGGCGTTCGCCCGGCGCCAGGTGAACAGGCTGATCTCCACTGCGCGGCGTAGGCTGACTTCTACGTTGTCGTCGATGAGCACGGTCATGGTGCACCGCCAGGAACGGGTGGGCCGCTCTGGTCGGTACCCTGTTTCACACCGGCGTGTGGGTGATTGATCTGGCTAACCCCGCCGGCAATCTGGTCACCCTGGCTGACAATCCTCCCGGACTGGGTAATCAGAGGCGTATCGAAATTGACTGCAGTGGTCGCGCTGACGTTGAGGGTGCCGGTTTTGATATCGATCACCCTGCCCCGCTTCAGGTGGATGTAATCCCCCTCGTCGGTGAAGATGGCCACCTCACCGGGCTTCAGGTTTTGAAATCGATGACGACGATCTGTAACCACGATGACTACCCCATGGGAGCGGTCGCCGCCCAGAAAAGCGGCCAGACCCTCAGCGCCCACATGTGGGCAACTGGTGAAACCGTAAGGCTCCAAGTGTTCCATACCGTCCTTGAGTTCGCCGTGAGTCAGGCGCATCTGTAGGCGCTGTATCTTGCCGGCGGAGTTGGCCAGAGCCACAACGCCGCGCGTCAGCATGTTCATCAGTCGGCTCATTTGTCCTCCCAGTCAGCAGGCAGCAGATACTCGACAGAGTCAGTTTTCTTTGCCTTGCGTTTCTTATGTGGGTCGTTGGGCTCTTGCAGATAACCCTCGGGCGGGCCAACGCGAATACGGCAGATCGTTCCTTGATCGCTGAGCGTGTAGGTCACCTCGGCGATGAGCATGTCGCGGTCGTAGCCGATCACTGGATCCACGACGCGCACGATGGTGTTGGGTAACCACAGCGCACCGTTGCTCTGCCGCCAGCCCTGCACCTCATAGGTCGTCTCAAGCGCCTTGCCCACCGCCGTGCCGCGCTCCCAATTCGCACGGTCGGCGGCCAGCTTTTCGTTCAGCTGTCCGCTTTCGTGAATGACCTTTACCCGCTTGCGGGTCATGCGTGGATCGGTGACGGAGCTGTTCACCTCGGTCGCCGCCTGGGCAGCTTCGTCATCACTAACCGATCGCTGTCCGACTACGCGGTACTCAGAAAACACGTGCGTGAAGTCCAAAGCGGCATCAGCTCTGAGTATGTTGCGGCCCAGCTCCAGGGATTCGGCTGAGCGGCCTGCACTGCCGACTTGGGCGAGCACGACATTGCCTTGGGCGTTGTCAGTGCTGAACACCCGGTACAAGGTGAGCAGGCGGTCTATGGATTCGAACGCCGTCTCACCCGGCTCGATTGTGTGGTCGGTCAAGCCGCTGGTAGCCGCGATCTCACTCTTGACCGTCAGCCCATAGGGGCTGGCCAGCGCCTGAACGATGGCCTGCACGCTCTGACCCTTCCACTGGCCGGGCTGGTTAATCGCGCCGCAGTCGATCAGATCGCCAGTGGATGAGCGGCCGGCAATGGATGTGGTGACCGTCTCATGGTCGTAGCTGATCGGCGTCGCATCGACCCAGCCGGTCACGACCAGGTCGCTGCCGATGCGCACTTCACAGCGGGCGCCTTGCTTGACCGGGCGCAATACGTTCTGGCCTGGCCACTTCCAGGTGATGCCAATGTTGAAACTGCGCGCCTGACGCTCAAGGCCCGCGCTGATCTCGACCGAGGTCCAGCCGGAATAATCCAGCCCGTCGACGGTCAGGGTCACGGCCGTCTTCGGGTCGGACATGCGGTTACTCCCTGGCTACCTGAATGGGTACGGCGGGCACGAAGCCTGGGTGGTTGATCTTGTTGCGCTGGACGATCTCGCCCTCGCGGGTGGCATCGCCGAATCGCCGATAGGCCAGCACCACCGCGGGCGTGGTTTCGGTTGGGGTGACATTGACGAGCTGCACACCGGAAGCAGCTACCTGCGTCAGGTGTCGAACCACCTGCTGTCGCGAGGCATTGATTGCCGGGTAGTAAGTGGCGTCCGCCTTGAGCGCGGCTTGCCAGAAGACAGCATCCAGCGCATCGCGCGCCGCAATGACTTCATCCGCCACCGGCACCTCAGCCCGCTCGACAGGTTCCACGACCTGCTGCTGTAGGGAAGCGGTGGTCTGCTCCGCCGCCGGCGGAGTTACCACCGGCATCTGCGCGGCCGTGGCCGTGGCCTGGACCAGCACCGCGTCCTGCACCAGGTTGGCCAGCGCCTGCGCTGCCGCCGTGGTGTCCGCGCCACTACCGACTGCTACCGTATCAATGCTCGCTGCGGCTTCTGCCTGCCTGGACACTGTGGCCACCGCATCGGTGTAGCTATTGAACATCGAGGCCCCGGCGCTGGTCGTGCTCGTGGCGTTGGCTACTGACGCCGAACTGGCCGAATCGCTACCACTGCTGCCCGATGACGAACCGGTGCTGCTCGAAGAGGTAACGCTCGAGCGCTTCGCCGAGGACTGACCCAGGTCGCTGAAATACCCACTGAACAGGCTCGACAGCGCGCCGGGTGAGTTGGTCAGCATCTGGGCCAAGGACCTTGCAGTTCCCACGGTGTTGCCCAAGGGGGAAAACTGACCGGCGATGACACCGAAGACCCCGGTGAGTCGATTCTGCAAGCCGATCAGGTTGATCCGAGAGGAGTCCACCTTGGCCATGGCTGCCTTGTACCGACCGACCGCTGCACTCCAGTGAGTGGCCGATGTCTGCGCCGCCATGCGTGCGGTGTTGGCACGCACCGACGAGTTGGTTTGTGCGTTGCCGGGATAGAACGTCAGGTCGAAAGTGACCATGCCGCCTTCGCGGCGGCTGTGGGCCATTTCGCATGCGCCCGGCACCACTGACAACTGCCCGAGCCAAGGATGAACTAGCGTGCCCTCCCCCTCGGTTTCAAGTGCCTTCAGCAGCTTGTCGCGCCGCTGAAAACAGTCGGCGCCGATGATGTAGGCCCTGACCTTATGCACACGGGCGACCTTGCCCATTTGCTCGGCGTACGCCTCGTCACGCTTGGGGTATTCGTGCAGCTGAACCTTGCGCCCCACGGGCACAGACGTGTCCTCGATGAGGAACGTCTCACCCCGAAACGACGCTGGTAGCAACTGCTCGCGCCAGGTATCGGCCATCTATTGTGCTCCTGAGAGGGATCGGTAGCCGACGTTGGTGCTGACCTTGAGACCCGGTTGGTCGGTTGTGGCAGGTTGCGGACGTACGCCGCGGGTGTCGCCCTCGAGGCGAATTACCAATTCGCCGTTGAGTTTTGTGGCACCCCCGCCCCTCGTGAGCAGGCTTCCCGGCGCAGGCAAAACACCACTCGACGCCGATGCCGATGGCACGGTCAGTGATGAGACAGGCGCCAAACTCCGGGGCGCCGCAAGAGGTGTAGCAGCTTGGCTTACCGCTGCAGCCAGACGGCGCGCCTCCTGCGCTGACCCTGTAGACCCTGCAATGGCATCGTTGGCCGAGTCCCTCTTCACGAAAGCGCCTGGCAATGGGCCGGTTTTGGTCCTGAGCAGCCACTCGTTGGAGCCTACGCCTGCCGCCCGCTTCATTTGCTCCTGCTGGATAGCGGCCGTGCGAACAGCATCGGACCGCAGGAACGCGCCAGTGCCGCCGCCGGTGCCGGCATTGCGCTGGTTTTGCGCTGCCGCAAGCTCGCCGACTTTCTCGGTCAGGTTCACACCGATATCCGGCCCATTGCCCAGGCTGAAGAACTTCATGATGGGTTCAAAGAATGGCTTGACCCGGTCCCAGATGCCTTTGAACACGCCGACGATGGGTTCCCAGTGCTTGATGATCAGGCCAACCGGCGACCAGTCGAACAGAGTTTTCATGAAATCGGAGAAGGGCACCGAGTACGCTTTGATCAAATCCCACAGCGCCGAGAAGAACGTGCCGATCGGCTGCCAGTTATCGATGATCAACCCCAGCGGCGTCCAACTGAAGGCCTCTTTCATCCAGCCCCATACCGCCATGGCCGGGCCCTGAATTCTTTGCCACAACTGTTCGAAGTAAGGCGCCAGCCTGTCCCAGTTCGCGACGATCAGCCCTGCCGCTGCGGCAATGGCAACCGCTGCAATACCGATCGGAGTGGCAGCAAAGGCGAGTCCGAGTAGGCGCGTGGCCACCATGGCGCCCAACACTGCCACGCGCACAGCCGTGAAGGCAACGCCGGCCACGGCCAGCCCCCGGACCAATGCAGGATTGGCTTGAATAAAATCTGAAACGCTACTGATGAAGGGTTGTACGGCGGTCACTACGGCGTTGAGCGCTGGAAGGAACGCGTTGCCCAGGGCAATACCTGCTCGGTTTACCGCGTTGCGCATAAGCGTCAGCGTGTTTTCAGTGGTCGCCGACCGCGATGCGTACTCTGCATCCATTGACCCGGCGTATTGCTCGGCATCGCCGGTCTTCCTCAGGTTGCTTTCGAGCAATCCGAGATTTGTGAGTAGTGGTGCAATCGCGCCGATCGACTCGGTACCAAAAAGGTTGCTGAGCAGCGCCGGCCGCTTGGTGGCATCGACAGCGGCTATGCGCTTGAGCACACCGACCATTGTGCCCTGGGCATCCTTCTGCATGCCGGCGGCTATAGCCTTCGAATCCAAGCGAAGCGCCTGGAAGGCTGTGGCCTGAGATTTCGTCGCCGCGCTGCCCTTGGTCAGCGCCAGCATGAAGTTCTTGATGCCCGTCGCAGCGACTTCCTGCTCGACACCCACGCCAGCCATCGTTGCGCCCATGGCCGCAATCTGGCCCGACGCAACGCCGGCCACTTCGCCCAGCGGTCCAACTCGCGTGACGATGTCGGAAATCTGCTTGGTGTTTGCCGGCCCCGTGTTGCCCAGATAGTTGATCTTGTCCGCAAGACCGACCACTTCGGCCTGCGTCATCTTGAACGACGTTCGCCACTTGGCCATCATGTCGCCGCTCTGCTCGGCTGTCTGGTCGAAGGCGATACCCATCTTCACGGCGTCTTCTGCAAATCCGAGCAGCTCACCGCGAGCGATTCCCGATTGGCCGCCAGCCGCCACGATCTTGGCGATATCGTTGGCAGCCATCGGCAGGCGCTCCGACATCCTCGTGATGTCATCGCCCATTTCCTTGAATTGGCTGGGTGCGTCAAAGTTCACGACCTTGCGCACGTCAGCCATGGCAGATTCAAACTGGATCGCCGCCCTTGTTCCCATCACAAACGGCGCGGCCAGCGCGCCCCCGGTGATCACATCCTTGAAACTCAGGTTGCCCAGGCCGGTGTTCTGCAATCCTTTGCGGAAGCTGGAGACGTTCTTGCGGATACCGGCCAGCGTTGGCGACAGCTTGTCGACGCCGGTGATCAGCGCCTTGAGCTGAAATTGATCGGCCATTATTCCTCCGGCGTAGCGCGGTTGATCCGCTGGGCCTGGGCCAGCGATTCAAGAAAGATATCCAGCGGTCTGGCCATCATCTGTTCAGGGTCAACCTTCCAGAAGTACGCCAGGTCGTAGACAAGCGCGATCAGGTGGTCGAGGGCTTCGATGCCGGCGTCATGAAAAAACCGGCCACCACCCAGGCCAGGCTGTTGAGGTCGGCCAGATCCAGCTGGTTGACGGACGAAGGCGGCACCGCGGCGCACACGGCGATGTACTTCGCCGCCACGTCCAGGTCCAGGCTCACGGCTTCGTCCGCGTCGATCTTGTAGGGCAGCGCCTTGATGGCCCGCGCTTCCTGGGTCGTGGGACGACGCAGGGTCAATTCGGTGACTTCTTCGCCGTGCGCCTGAATTGGCGAGCTCAGTTTGATCGGATCGCTCACAGCCATACCCCTTTGATGCCGTCGAATTGCAGTTCAATGGTGCCTTCCTCGCCGTTCGAACTTGGCTGATCAACCACGTAGGCGCCGGACAGCGTGTAGACCTTGCCGTTTTTGAGTTCGGCAGTGATGGTCATGTTGATGCCCTCGGTCAGTGCCTTGAGCGGGAAGTTTGGTGTGTGCACCGCCGAGAACTTGAGCCAGGGGGCCTTGTCCTCTTCCTTGAAATAGCCAGGCACCACGGTCTCCCGGGTCTTGTCCATCAGCGGCGCTTCCACACCGCCCTTGAGCGTTAACTGCGTGCCGTCAACCTTGACGTAGCAGGTACCAGCGACTTTCTGCCCCATGGGTGGGCCTCCAAATGAAAAAGCCCGCACTCGGCGGGCCTGGATGATGGGACAGCGTTACGCCGCTTCGGCGGTGTACTGCAGGCGGAACTGGTTGAGCAGCGCGAAGATGCGCAGACCGTTCACGTAGTCCGGCGGGTACAGCACGTTGATCCGAGTCGGGCTCCTGCTGTCGCGCTCCACGATCAGGTACTGGGCGAACAGCGCCGAATTCTCGACGTGGCCATCGCGCTCGAGGTTGCCGTATTCGCTGATGAGCTCGCCGCGGATCACGTTGGGCGTGACGATCGGCTGGCCATCGCCAAACTGGGTGCCATCGCTGGCCAGCTTGTGGCGACCGTACTTGCTGGTGATGATGCCCTTGAGGCGGCGCACGATGTATGCGCTCTGGTGCATCGTCTCGCTGTCCAGGTAAGAATCATCGGCTTGGCCGTAGGCGTTCTTCTGGTAGGTGGTGATCGCGCGCTGAATGCGCACATAGCCGCCTTCGTAGAACAAGGTCGCAATGCCGTACTGCAGCAGCGAATTGAACTCGGTCAGCGTGAAGCGCGCACCCTCCGGAGCCGGATCGATACCAACCAGCACACCAGTCTGGGTGGGGCGGCTGGCATCGGCCGAGATGAATACCGCCTGGCGGGCAGCACCTGCGGCCGCCACGCGCCAGAACGGCTGCGGTACACCGGCTTCGAAACCGAAGATGGTCATGTGTTGATCGTTGCGAGGCTGGCCAGCCGCGACCAGTGTGCCGAGCGTACCGCGCAACGCGCCGTAGACGTGGCCGTAGAGCTGCTTGGCCCACGACCAGCGGCCACTGGCGTCACCCATCGCGATCTTCCAGGCATCCAGAGTGGTGGTGTCCGCCCACGGCGCGCAGATGAACTCGAAGGGCGCATCACCGAGCGCCGCCAGTGCGGCGGTGGCATCAGGTGTGCCTGCCCCACCGGACATGGCCGCAGCCGCTACCGTCAGGCCTGCAGGGGTGAACTCGCCGTTGCTCTTGCCCAAGCGGTTAAGGCTCAGGCTGATGTCATTGCCCGAGTCGCCGAGCCACTTGCACGTCAGCGTCACCACACCAGCCGCCGCCACTGCGGTGACAGGCAGGTCAGCGGTGGCGTTGACTTTGGTGGCCAGCGCCGACGCTGCGACCGCAGCAGCAGAGCCCGAGGCTACCGTTGCCTGGATGCGGACGCCGGCCACATAGAGGTTGATCAGTCCAGTCTCCGTGGCGGTACCGGTGACGGTCACCTTTCCGGAGGCCGCCGCGCCGGCCGTGGCCTTGACCGGCAAGCACCAGATCTCGCCGACCGAGTCGTTCTGGCGCCAGGTTTCGTACATGGCCGCCAGCATCGAACCCTGGCCGGCGATGGTCTTGGCTTGGGCCAGACTTGACACCAGCACCAGCTTGCCGATTTCCTCGGCAGTGGACAGGTCATTGACTTGGCCCACGATCAGGCGGCGCAGGGCACTGGAGGCACTGTTGGCGTTCGAGTTGTCCATTTCCGCATAGAACAGCGGCACGCGGATATCCGCGGGGATCTGTTGAAATCCTACGCTCATTTGGTCGAGGCCTCTTTGACGGGCGGAGTGGGTACTGCAACGTCGCCATCGGCGAGACGGCGGCGCCAGTAGGCGTCATCGGGGACTTCCCGGCCCTCGGCCAGTAGCAGTTCCCCGGTTTCCGGATCGGGCACCGCGCGCCCCTTGGCCGGCACCACAGTGATGCGGTTCATGGCAGTTCCTCTTTGAGTTGAATTTCGATACGCCCATCCGGGCCGGGGTACTTCAGGTTGCGGTCTGCCGGGTCGATGCAGTCCACGTTGATGTCCATGCCCTGCAGCAAGGGCAGGCCGTCGAGTTCCAGTTCATGCCATGTCTCGGCCGGGTCGGATGGGTCATTGCGGCCCAGCTGAAAGGCGCTGACGAAGGAGTACCGGTAGATCACCAGCGCGCGGTCGATCTGCACCAGATTGCCGCCGTCGTAGGTGATCGCGTCGTACTCGATCGCCGGCTTCCAGCCCACCAGCGCGCGCCAGAGTTGGGTCCGGATATCATGCAGAACGTCAACCGCCAGTTGCCCGCGGCTGTCCTTGGTGTCGAGGATGACCACAACGTCGAAGGAGTCGGTGATGTTCTGCCGGATGCCGTTCTCGATATCGTTTTCGGTGGCGTCGTCACCAGTAGCGATGACGAAAGCGCCAGGCCGGTCTACCTGCTGGCTGGCTTTGACGGCATCGAAATCAATGCCGCCAGCAATCCGCCCAGCGAACAACGGGCAGTACTGCCGCAGTTGCAGAACCACAGGCGTAATTTTCATGCGCTACCCCGGATGTAATCAGCCACCAAGGGCGCGATTGAAGGCGTCGGAAAGAATCCGGCGAATGTCGTTTTCCGAATCCTGCAGAGCATCGGCCATGTAGTTTGCTCGAGGCGCAATACGCCAGGAGCCCGTGGCAGCCTGTTTGCGGTGTGACTTGCCACGCTTGGCGCCTCGACGCACGCCGTACCATAGGTACGCCGGATAGAACTCCTTCATACCGGCCGTTTTTACCGGGGCGATACGCACCAAAAAGCCCGAGCGAGAAACTCTGAATTTGATGGCGTGTAACAACTCGCCCGTCCGATTGACCGGATAGTTGCCTTGGCCTCTAGCCAGCGCGATGGACAGCTGGGCCCGGCCTTCGACTATTCGGCCTGCCTTGCGCATGCCCGCGCGAATCATTCGCTTGTTGAAAAAGTCGCGGGGCAATGCATCGAATCCATCGATGTGCAGATAGGACTCGACACCTACTGACTTAGGCATACAAACCTCCATCAGCCTGAAGAAGGCCGAGCTCTTCAACCTCGAGCATGGTAAAACGGCGTCTTCCATTCACGTCAGTGGCTCGCTTCACGCGGTAAATCACACCGACATGCAGCACCTCGAAATCAATCGGGATCACACCCAAATAGCGCAGGGTGATGCGATGAGTGATCGTGTCGTCGGCCTGAACACTGCCGCTGTAGATCGCTGTTCCGACAGGCTCGATACGCGCCCAGCGCTTTCTCTCATCGGAGAACAGGGAGGAGAGACCGCCATCCGGCGCCGGCAAGTCATCACGACGCCGCAGGGTAATACGCCGGTTCAATTCGCCGGCGCCAGGTTCTTTAAGTGCCATCAGACCCCCATCTGTACGCGGTACGGCGCGAGCAGGTACTTGGAGCCCATCGGCAGCTCCATGGCACTGTCAGTGGACGAACCGGCGATGACATCCTCGCGGTTTGTGTAGAGGTGCCCGAGTATCAGCAGGCAGGCCGCTTCGATGGTTTTGTTCAGCACCACCCCACGGACCATGGCGTCTGCCATGTTCAGCGACTCACTGAGCACGTGATCGGCGTCCGAACGGATTGATTCGCGGGTCTCGAAGTCCTGAACCAGATCCACTGAACCAATGGCCACCGCGTAGCTTGCACGCGCCTGGCCTCTCAGCGTGGGTGCCAACACCCGAGCGGCATTCAGGGCCTCTTGGGTGATGTAAATGGACCGAGCCATGTATGCACTGGCCACACCCTCAGAAGTATCCAGCAGTCCCTGAATCAAGGCGCGATCGTCATCCTCGGCCCGCAGATGCTCAATGGCCGTCTCGATGTTGATCACGGACATTGCTTACTCCTGGGGCGGCGTTACAGGCGGCTCGGCAACCGGTGGCTGATCAGCCGGCGGTTCCACTGCAGTCGGAGGGCTGTCAACAGTACTTGGGACAGATGTTGCAGGCGGATTAGCAGCCAGCAGCTTCGCCAATTCGACTTCAGCTTCTTCGCGCCTGCCGATGAACTCACCGACCTGTGTAGCTGCTGCATCCACGATGATCCACTTTTGGCCTTTCTTCTGGAGCTTGAAGCCGAGCTCCTTGCCATCGCCTACAGCTTTGCCTTTCTCGTCGCCCACTCCGCCAACGATCTCGCACAGCTTCAACTGCTGGAGCTCCTTGGCCAGCCAGACCGGGGCCGCATACGGCTCATTGTCGGCGTCACGAATGATGCCGCGGTCCTCATAGGCACGCAGCGGTTTGATCAGTAAATCGGACATGGCTCACCTCTGAAGGGCAGCGGTGCCGCCCTTCGTTCGGGGGTGGAAAGTTTAAGCCGCAGCAGCGAGCTTACCGGTCACGAAGGCTTCGGTACGGTAGATGGCGAAGGCCAAGCGCTCTTCAGCGCGCAGGCTCACCATGTTGTTCTCGAAGTCCTTATCGTTCTCGGTCGAAATCAGCACTTCAATTTCCATGCGGTCCAGGATCTGCGCGCCCAGCTTGAAAGCGCCGACCAAGAAGTCGTTCTGCTTCATTGCCTGGGTACCAACCACCGGGCGGTTCCAAAGGCGTGCAGCAGTGCCTTCCTGTGGCTGACCGATTATGTAGCGGCCGACGTTGTCCTTGATCAACTCGATCAGGGCCCAGTCAATTGGGTTGAGCACGATGCCGTCCGAGGGGAATTCGGCCAATTCGGCCTGCAGCAGGGCCAGGCGCAAGCGATCGATGCGTTGCTCACCGGTCACGGCCACGCCACCTGGCGCTGCATACTGGGCAGCTACCGGCACCAAGCCTTGCAGGCTTGCACCTGCACCGCTGCCGTACAACAGCTGCGCCTCTTCGGCCAGTAGCAGACCATAGCGGGCCCGAGCATCGATGTAGCTCTGCAGCGCCTTGGCATCGTCCAGAATCTGGCGCGAGGCCTTGAACAGGTGGGCGATGGTGCGCACGGGAGCGGTGATCAGCGCGGTGGTGATGTCGGAGTAAGGCTTGGCGCCGCCTTCGGCAACAATTGCTGCGTTGTTGGTGAAGCCGGTCTCGCGGACGTACTCGTAGGAGCCCGCCTCAGTCTGACCGGGGGCAACCAGGTCACGGATGGTGGCGCGACGCAGACCCGGCAGCGCGACGACGTCGCTGCGCTCGGAAGGAGCCAGGCCCCCTGCCGAGGTAGTGGTGATCGCGGCGCGGGGCACCGACACACGACGCGAGCCGCGGAACGAGGAGTTGACACCTTCCATCTGCTCGCTGGCAACGAACAGTTCGCCCGCGGACTTGGGCGCTTCGCTGTGCTGGAGGTCGCGGTTGGCATTGACCAGCTTTTGCTCGGCCTCGAGCACCCGCGCCTGCAGCTCGCCTTGCTTCATCAGCAACTCGTCGACCTTCGCCGAGGTTTCGCGACTCAAGCCTTCATGGCGATCGACATTCTTCTGTGCCTGCTCAGCATGCGCCTTGAGCTGGTCGCCGATGTCCTTGAGATTGGCCTGGGTCTGCTTGTACTGGGCCTCGATGTCATCTTCACCGATTTTACCCATTTGGGCATTCCAGCCACGGTAGTGAGAGGTGCCGCGTTTGACGAGCGCAGTGGATAGGCCCACCAGGAACAACGAGCCGAAGAAGGCCTCGGGTGTAGCGCCAAAGGTCAGCGGAATCATGGCAGCGATGGACAGCACAGCCATCAAGAATGCCGGGGACAAGCGAAATTTCATCATGGTGTGAAGCCTCATGCAGGGACAGAGAAAGAGAGTTTTGGCAGGGGTGCCAGGTCCAGCTCGACAGCGCGAGGCTTATCGGTCGGGGCAGCGTTGCGCTTGCCCTCGCCAGCAGCGCGCGGCGTGCTGGACTTGAAAGTGGCGAAAAGCTCGCGCCGTTCGCTGCGGGTCATGCCCGCCTTCGCCAAGGCTACGTCCATCGCTTTGAGGGCGTTGCTCTGCTGAGCCTGCTCGTCCTGACGCTCGGTGATCTCGTCGGAAGACAGCAGGCCGGTGGCGAAGCCCAGCTCCAAGGCGCGCTTGCCGCGGATGAAGGTCTCGTCGTCCATCATTTCGGCGACGTCGGTAACCGGCTGGCCGCTGCCCTCGGCGTAGAGGTCGGCCATGGCGGCGTCGAACTCTTCCATGGTATCGGCGATGTCGCGCAGGCCATGCCGGTTGCCTACAGCCAGCGTCCAGCAGTTGTGGATCATCAGGAAGGCGCTACTGGCGACCTCCCGCTTGGCGCCGGCCATGTAGATGACCGATGCCGCTGAGGCGGCAAGGCCGAGCACCTTGGTGGTGACTTCCTGGCTGTGCTCGCGCAGACGGTTGTAGATGGCCAGGCCTTCGAACATGTCGCCGCCGGGCGAGTTGATGTAGACGGTGACAGCCTTGTCGCCTATGGAGCGCAGGGCAGCATCGATGCGGGAAACAGTCACACCGTCGCCATACCAGTCCTCGCCGATCACCCCGTAGATGGTGATGGTGTCGCCGGTGGACTCCACGGCCGCCTTGATGGCCGGGTTCCATTTGTCGAGCGCGCGCGGGCTCAGCTCGCAGTTGAAACTGCCAGCCTTGGATTTGGGTTGCATGATTTATTCCTTCGAGTTGGCCGGCTGGTCGAGCCAGTTCTGCAGAGCAGCCCTTGCGGCCTGCCCGTCATCGCCACGACCGAGTTGATCGATCGGGGAAAGGTTGGTTTGCACTGTGAGCACCCCGGCATTGCCACCCATCCTGGGTAGGTTCTCCTTCATCCGGCATTCGTCACGCGTGTAAATGCCGTTCTGGACCATGCCTGAGTACAGCGTGGCCCGTGCCGCGCTGTCAGCACGCATCAAGCCTTCGATGGAAAACTCCGGGTAGATCTGCCGGCGCTGCGCTGGCGTCAGTAGCTTGCGACTGATCGCCTCCTCAATGCGGCGCATGTAACTGCGCAGCGTGAAGGTCAAAAAACGAAGCAGCTTTTGCTCGAGCCCGGTACCCCAGTTTGATGCTTTGTCGCTGTAGCCGACCAAGGTCGGATCCACCATGTAGAAACGACAGATTTCCTCGGCGCTGTACTCTCGCGATTCCAGCAGCTGAGCATCGATGGGGTTGATGCCAATTACCTTGGCACTGACGCCCTTCTCCAGAACCGGTGACTTGCCAGCATTCATTGCGCCGCTGATGCGCCGGACATAATCCCGGAAGTCGTCTCGTTGCTGTTTGTTGAGCACCTGATCCACTTCGAAGGCTACGGTCTGGTGCATGCCGTTCTTGAAGGTGGCGCTGGCCACGTCCTCGGCCGACATTGCCGCACCAAACACATCGGCACCATAGGCAATGGGTGAAAGCCCAACCTGTCCATCCAGGGAGAATGCCGGGATGTGCATCATGTCGCTGCCGGCAATGTCGCGCGGCCGACCGGTCTTTTCGCGGTACCGGTAAATGAGCTCGCCGTTATCGGCTACGTCCATCTCCACGCGGTTGGGCAGCAAGAACTCAAGCGCGACGATTCGACCGTTGATGCGGATGATCTCGACGAACGCGTTCCCCTTCAGCAGCATTGAGGCCACTACCGCTTCCCAGAACTGCACGGCGGTCATGCGGCTGTTGGGGTTGGTGTTCAGGATCCAGTGCAAATCGTTGTCACTGGCTACCTCTCGGCCACCATCAGGCATCCGCCGGTACAGACCAAGTGGCAGGGTCGCTATTGTTTCGGAGATCAGGCGCACACACGACCAGCAGGCGGCAAGACGCATGGCCTTGTTGATCGTCACGGTCTTGCCGTTGGCGGATGTACTGCCCACGGTCTGCGACCAGATACCGGAAGCCCCTCCGGAAATCGAGCGACCTACCCAATCAATAATCGAAGACCGGGGCGCCATGACAGCGCTGCTCAGGACAGACTTCAGGGATTTAGCCACTGGTCAGCCCCTTGCGAATGAACGCTGCTACCACGAAGCACGAGACAGCAGCGGCAAGAAACGCCCACCCCACCCCCAACAGGACGTAAACGCCTGTCACCGCGAAGCCGAAGCCCAGTACTGCGGTCAGCAGGTAAATGATCGATGCTGTGTTCATTCGAATATAGGGTCCCGGATTGAATCCATGAATCGGTCAATGCCGCCATCGCTCACCACGACCTGCGTCATTGCTCGACCGACAGCCATGATCAGCGCAACCGCGCCATCGATTTTGTTGTCATCGCCTTGCTTGATGGGCCGGACCACGTCGTCGTTGCCCGGCAGGTGCTTGCCGATCACATTGCCGATACACCAGGTCATGATCGGATTGCCGTCGTGGTGGAACCGGCCAGCCTCAATGGCAGCCTCGAGTTCTTTCATGGGGTCTGACATGTTGGTGTAGTTCTGGATGATGGTGATGGGGCAGAACCCCTCGTCATCCAAATCGTGGCTCAGCCCTGTAGCGCCATGCGGGTCAATGGGCGATTCCCGCAACGGCGCCTGATGATTGGCATCCTTGGTGTCTTCCAGGATTTCGCGGTAATCGATCTCGGCCCCTGGCGTAACTTCCAAATGCTGGGAATTGATCCAAGCCTGAAACCGTTCGGACATGCGCTTGTTGTCGCTGTTGAAAACGGTGTCTTCGGGCACCCAGAACTTGGGAGCGATGCTGTAGTAGTGGATCCGACCATCGATGACACGCCAGAACAGACGCGCCCTTGAGTTCATATCGAGCTTGCGCGCCAGGTCGAACGCGCCGATCCACTCTTGCCCTTCGAACTGGTCCAGGGTCAGCGATGTGTCTTCACACGCCTTCCACTTGGCCATGTTGTAAAAGCCGGATTTGGCGCTCACCCACAGATTGAGGTGCTTCGTCTTGAAGGTGTTGGTGAACCGAGCAGAGCGAATGGCCCTTGCCTGCTGGCTTTCCAGGTACTCCTGGAACACCGAAACCCCGTGATTGGGATTGGCCTTCGCGAGCATCTTGGGGTCGGTCCAGTCGTCGCCTTCGTCCAGTGTCCAGATGTAGCCGAACAGTTCATCGTCAGGGACCGTCCCCTCGAGCATTTCGATGACCTGACGGCGCTTGTCGTAGCATGGGCCTTCGATATCGGCGCCGGACGTTGTGATGATGAACATCAGCGGCTGCCGCCGGGCGCCCATACCAGTGAGCATGGTGTCGTACTGGGCAGCGGTGCGGTGCTCGTGGTACTCGTCGACGATCGCGCAACTGGGCGAAGCGCCGTCCCCTGGGTCGCCGATCAAAGGCTCGAAGCGGCTGAAGTCCGATGGAATGTTCATGTTCGAGGCGTTGACCTCGATGCCTGCAGCCTTGATCAGCATGGGTGACTTGCTAACCATCAGCTTTGCTGGCCTGAACACCTCCCACGCCTGCTTCTCGGTAGTCGCCCCTGAATAGACCTCGGCGCCGAATTCGCCATCAGCGACAAACATGCTGATGCCCACACCGGCGGCAATCACCGACTTGCCGTTTTTCCTGGGCACTTCCCAGTAGCTCTCACGAAACCTGCGATGACCGCCCTTTTTCTTGACCCACCCGAAGGTCACGGCCATGCCGAACATCTGCCAAGGCTCGAGGGTGATCAGCTGACGCTTGAATGCCCACTCGCCCTTGGTGTGTGGCAGGAGCTGGATCAGCTTCAGCTTCTTTTCTGCTTTGGCCGGGTCGAACTTGTACTTGAAGGACCGCTTTCTGCTCGCCGCCAGGTCGTCGAAGTGACGCTGTACCGCGAGGTGAATGAACCGGCAGGCCGGCACCTTGCCGCGCAATAGAGACCTGGCCCACACCATCGCTTTATCGACATTGGGATGGGCGGACTTGGCCATTCAGGATCTCAATAGGTCAGCGAAAGCGTTGGTTTCCTTCTCCTTGTTGCCACCGATGAGGCGGGTTCGGCTGGCGGGGTCAAGGCCCAGCATTGATCCGAACGTCACCATCTGCCGCATCGTCTCGTTGGCAGCTGTCAAAGCCGGGTTTTTCATCGGTCCACCGGTAGCGCCCGTGACAACGATGCCGGATGACTGAATCGACTCCTGCGCCATGCGCCAGTTGTCGTAGGCCACGCAGAAGGCTTCGACGTTGTGCAGATCGGTGAGCGCCACGACGTTCTCGCGTAGCAGCTCGGGCACAATCATTTTCCACATGGTCGCCGCGCGATCGCTAAGCCAGTCCGGTGGATCGACATTGGTTATCTGCGAGAACTGAGGCTCTGCCTTATTCAGCGCACGCTTGCCAGGGTTTCCAGCCAGCTCTTTCTTGGCCGTCGGCTTGGGTTTGCGACCACGGCCGGCGACCGTGGCGGTGCCTCCCATCGCGCAACTCCTGAATTTTTAATTTCGCGGGTGTAGAAAAAAGACGGGCAGGCGGTGTCCGCATCGGTAGGTCCTGGGGTTTTGACCCTCCCCCTGCCCCATGACGGTGCATAGCCGACTAACTGTCGGGGCAATGGCGTGCCTCAAGCCTGCCGCCGCTTTCACGCTGGGGCACTGGCGTGCTTCAGCGATCCAGCCGGGCCGCTCGGCTTTCCACCTGGGTCTTCGCCAGGTGGCAGACATGGTTGATGGCTCGCAGGTTACTCATGCTATCCGTACCGCCATGGGCCAGGGCGAGGATGTGGTCCACCTCGTCAGCAGGCCTTATACGACCCAGGCGGGTGCATTCGGCACAGCGGCACAGGTACATGTCACGCTTCAGCACCTGCTCGCGAAGCCTGCGCCATGGTCGGCCACCACGACCTGAGCCTTGACGCGTTCCCCATGGCTTGGCCAGATGAGCATGCTCGTCACAATATTTCGGATTACGGCTCAGCACCTGGCAGCCCGGGGCGGCGCACGGCTTCATTGTTCGGGGGGGCATGCTTCACATCCTCGGTAGGTATCTCTGGCGATATGAGCCCCTTCAATCGGCGATAGGCCAACTTGGCGGCCTTGCTCATATGCTGACGCCGGAGGGTACAGCCGCTACAGACCATTACCACCTCTCAGCGCTTGTACCAGGTCAGTTGGTAGCACCGGGCATCAGCCGGCATTTCGCCGATGGGCCAGCGCAGGCATTCCATGTGCTTGCGCTCGGGCCGGGCGCGGCTCACCCGCAGCGTCTGCACCAAGTACGCCGAACCAGCGGCCGTAGTGATGAAGTCACCGACTGCGATGCCATCGGCACCGTCCACGTATAGCTTGCAGGGTGTATAGGGCTGACGAGATCTGCCCACGCATACCTCCAGCTATTTGCTCTGGCTGCGCTTGATCTGCGCATCAACTTGATCAGCGCAGGTATCAAGCAGGTTGATGGCCCGATCCTTCAGTGCCCAAAGGTCGCCGTTCAGCGCCAGGTTGTCATCGCTATCGCTGACCCGTTCGCACGGCACCATTTCCGGCGCTTCCAGCCTTACCGCCGATGTCTTTCCCGGGGCTGGCTGCGGGCTTGCCGCGCAGGCCGTCAGGCAAAGGCTGATCAGCCCACTTGCGAACAGCCGGGCTCTTACGCTTGAGGTCTTCAAAGTCCTTCCTCGCTTGGCGGGCCTTGTCTTCGCTGGCCTTGAGGCGCTGCTGCAGATCGGCCAGGTAGTTGGCGTTACGCTTGGCTTCAGCCTGGAGTGTGGTGATGGTCTTCAGGCTTTCGGTGTTGGCTTCGGTTGCATCCTTCGCCGCCCGTGTCTGCACCGTCACCTGCCCTTCCAGCGCGATCACGCGATACTGCTGGATGGCAATGAGCAATGCGGCCACCAAAGCGATGATCAGTGCAGCGGCAATGCTTTTGAGCAGGTTCATAGGCTGTCCGCCTTGCGGCCGAGAAACTTCACGATCATTTCGCGGATGACGGTCACACCGACAAAGCCGATCGCACCGCCGGCGGCAACGGACAAGCTCGACGGCCACTCCATCCACTCGATGACGCTGCTCGCGGACAGGCTCAGCCCACCACAGATCAGCGACTCCAGCAGGATGCGGCGCTTGCTGGTCTCTTTGGCCTCGTACAACACCCGAAGCCCAGAAATAACCGTTGCCATGATCGCTCCTTGCCAGAGAGGGTTGCTAAGGTACAGGCGCAGGTGCAGCCATATCTGGGCCCAGAGGTCAGGGTCTTTCTCTGGCATGATTGAAATCCAAATGCCTCCCCGGATCGGGGAGATAGATACGGAAGCCCCAGCGGTTGCCAAAGCGTAAGATTGGTATCAATACTCGCTGATGCTCAATAGGCAGGGAGCTTCAAGTTTTTGAACTGCTTTATGCACCGTTTCAATAGGAAAAAACTACTGAAGTTTCGGCACCGCAAGACGATAGCCCTAGGAAAGCGAGCGACAGACCCGCTCTTGACGGATCTGTGATGAAGCCCACACCAACAAGCTTTGGAGCATCGAATGCCTACTACTCATCTCAAAGATATGCAGCAAGACATAAACGATGCGACTTTGCAGCTGGAGACGATGGTGCAGATGCTACGAAGCCATGCGCTCTACCTTAGAAGTCAAAAAATCGAACACCTTATGATGGATATTTTATTGATTGAGAACCAGATAAAATCACTCGTATTGTCCATTCAGGACTTGAAAAAAACCACCATGAGAATTACGGAATCAGAGCAACAAAAGATTTTACCACTTACAACTTAAGAGCTCCACACTACAGTTTTACAGGACAGGGCACGTAGAGGCCGCCGGGTATTTGGTCATGGAAACTCAATTAGCAGCACCCGCGAGACTTACCGAATTCTATGAAATTCATTACATTTTCAATGAATCCAAAGAAGTCCTAGTTATTGAAAAAGCCAACATGTCAGAGCTGGATTCTTGGCTGTGTATGCTCATATTTCTAAGCCCCAAGCATGATCCATTTGACATAAGGCTTATTGGCAATGTTACAGAAGCCCAAATCGCAGCGTCGAAAAAAGGGCTGTCATGCGTGCGCTGGAATAAAGCTGGGAAATTTGATCGCAGGCGTGCCTCAATATTTTTCTACGGGGATACATTGGCCGAGGGCCTGTTCCTGAAAATTACCGAAAACAAAAGATTTGATGTATAGCGTGGACAAAAAAGCCCGACACAATCGCCGGGCTTTTTTGGGGGGTGCCACGCTGGAACAGCTAACACCTTGCTATGAAAACAGATGCTTATCCGCGCGGAAAGCTATTTTTTCATTTTCCTTGGAAGGTCAAGCCCAACTGCTTCCTTACGAGCGACCAGAAGCCCTTTCACCTGTGCTACTAAATCGGCAATCGCTCGAGAAGAATCCAGGCTACGCAGACTAATCCCTGGAACCCGCACATAAACTGATGGGTCCTCAGCGCTGATGAGAGTCAGGTCCATGTTGTCACCGTCTCGTGAGATACAACGGCAGAGATCTGGTAAAAATACCCGCTCGAGTAACGCTTTGATTTCTAACGAAGACAGTCCATACCCTGCCATACGTCCTCCATATCTGCGAATAGGATCACAAATCGTTTGAGAGCCGGCCACAGGAAGTAGCTCGGCCCGCATATGTATAGCAGACGCTGAAACCAATTGCCACGCAGCGCCGTATGGTCAACAGGATACCTAGGCACTCCTTGAGGGGTCACGCTGCATAACGTACCTGCTCAAGCGCGCAGTCCACCCAAGCGACCCCAGCCTTGATGATCTCCCTAGCTTTGGCCTCTCCAATATTGAATTGGCGAGCGATTCGCAGAGCAGGCCATTTCGCCCCGTAGTAAAGCCATACAAAGAACCCCATTTGCTCGTTGCGAGTCGTCAAGCGCGAAACAGCTGCGTCAACGGCCAATGCCAGATCATCAGTAATGACGTAGCTCTTCGTACCTGACTCACAAGGGGTGTGCTGTCGCATCAACGCATACAGTGGCGAGATGTACCGTGGAATTCCCATTCCGTCCATTCGCCACCAACCCCATTGTTCAAGCATGTACTCAGTGTCACCCAGCGGGCGCTCCAGCGGCTTACGAGTATTCATGATCAATCTCCTGTGTAATTCGAGCCGCCGGCGCCGCGACGGTTGTTGTGTTCGTACTGCACGGCGGGGCCATTCATCAGCACCGGACGCCTTAAATGTTTGATCTGGTGCTGGGTGGCCTGCAGCCTAAAGCTAAGCTGGGTCACCAGCACATCGAGCGGGAGCGCCTGGCCGGTTTCAGCCGAAACCCAGCCAGATGCATTGCACTGCGCGCATGGAAGCTCGTGGAAAACGCCCTGCACCACAGCTCGCCCACGGCAGGCAGAGCACATGGCGAGCTCAATGCGAGCAGAACGGAAAGCGGGTCCGTGGCTCTTTTTCATGGTTTTAAAACCTCGCCATTCACAATTTCCGAAAGTGCCTCACAGCCCACGTCATTCGTGGGTTCCAGCGGTTTATCCGATTCTTCGTATTGGGCGCCTGTCAGGTTGTGAATCGCACGAAAGCCGCGTTCATCTAACCAGCCATGCCACTTTTCCAAGGCCAGCAGGCGTTGCGCCCGGGCCTGCGTGTTGATGTAGGTGGAGGCGATCTTGCCCAGGGAATGGTTCAGCAGCATCTCGCCGATGTGCCCGTCGATGCCCAGGTCGGTCCACGCGGTGCGCGCCACCTTTCGCAGGTCGTGGCTGGTCCACTCGCCCTTCCCCATCCGGGTGAATATGGCGCTGGCCTGGCCTTCGCTGAGGGACCGCCCACGGCGCGATGGGAACAGGTAGGTGCCGTCGTAGCCCTGGGCGATCTGGATCGCGCGATAGCGCGCCAGCAGGGCCTGTGCCTGTGCAGTCAGAGGCAGGCGATGCTCGGTGCGGGTCTTCGTATTCTGCGCAGGGATGAACCATTCCCCGTCGGCCAGGCTGATATCGGGCCAGCGGGCCAGCCGCGTTTCGCCGACGCGGGTACCGTGACACAGCATCATCAACGCCAGCATGGCCTCGGCCGGTTCGGTATCGAACAGCTCTGCCAGCATGGGCACCACGGTTGCCAAGTGCACACCGCGCAGCCGGGCTGCCTTGGGCATGATGCGCGCCTTGGTGAAGTCGACGAATTTGAGGCCTGCCACCGGGTTCGATTCGATCATGCCCAGCTTGTGCGCCTGGCGGAACGCGAGCACCAACAGGGTGAACAGTTGGTGGACGTAGGACAGCGACAGGTCTTCCTGAGCGGGCCACATGAGGCGCTTGTCCAGCACCGGCGCCGTCACCTCGCGCACGGGCACGTCCTCCAAACGCGGCTTGAGGTGGCAGGCAATGGCTGACTTGGCGCCGGCCTTGCGCTTGTCTGAAAGGGAGCGATCGCGGCTCACGCGGTCGCCATACCAGTCGAGCAGCTGACCGACCGTGGCCAGGCCGCCCAGGGCAACAACCGCGGCAGGGTCGCGGAGCAGGCGCTGACGCAGGGCTGGCAGCTCGGCCAGCACCGCAGCGGCGCCGAGGTCGGGGTAGCGCGCTATCTGGTTCCACGCCTTGCCCTTGACCAGGTACCACGACCCGCGCTGCCGATCCTGACCGAAGCGCAGGTATAGGCCAGGGTGCCGGGGGTCGCGCAGGTCCCGAACCGAGAGGTCGGAGACCTGGCGGCGGATCTCGGCATCGGAAAGTTTCACCGCGCGGGTCCTGCTCATGCTGCAGGCCTCGTCGGTGGGAGCATCAGGTAAGCCCGCAGCTGCTCCATGGCATCGAAGTGCCCGCGGCAGACGATGGCGAGATAACCCTGCAGGTTGAGGCGACCAATGTAGGCGTGCTGACTTGCCGAGACGGGCGCGGGATCGACGGTGGCTTTGAACTCGATGTACAGACCGAAGAAACCACCGCGCGCCATGGGCAGGACCAGGTCCGGCACCCCAGCCTTCACGCCCTGCCCTTTCAGCTTGGCGGCGACAGCCTTGTGCCGGTGACCGCCGTTAGGAACGTGGTAGATCAGCACGAACACCCCGGGGTAGCGCAATTCGATCTCGCGCATCAGGGCGGCCTGCTCCTGGCCTTCGCGGTCCATGGGCTTGGCGCGGGCCGTGGTAGGGCTGAATGGCTTGGCGGTGAATGGCTTCATGGCTTGACCTGCAGGCCGGCGGCCTCGATGGCCGCTCGGGTGGCCTGCGTGTAAACGCGCGGAAGCTCCACAACCACCCAGGCACGCGAAGCCATCCAGCAGTCCATATAGTTCTGGGTGACCGGGCTCACATACAGCCCGGACTTACCACGAGCCAGGTGCAATCCCATTCCCTTGGTTGCAGCCCAAGCTTCGAATTCGATTCGTAATTGGTTGGTCATGGCTTCACCCCGCGATAGGCACGTACGCCGGCAGAGATGGTTTCGCCGAACACTATCCAGGCGACCCAAGCGGTAAACAGAGACCACAGAGCCCAATCGGGCAAGAAGGAAATACCCAAAATGAACGGCACAGCTATCACCGCCCCGACCAGCCCCAAGATGACCATGACGAGCAGAATGCCCAACTCACGCTTGGCGTTTTTCTTCACAGCAGCCCACCCAGCCTGTCTCTTGGCTTTACTCACGATGCCACCTTCCCTTCACGGATCAGAATGTCCTGAGTGCGCATGACTCCCTCAGCGTGAAGCTGGCGAGCCACAAGCCGATCATCAGCGCGACGGCTACCGCGACGGCCGTCGACGTAGTCGTGGCAGGCCGAGCAGGCCCAGGCGTCTTGGAAGTCGTTCGGCTTGCAGCCCATGCCGCTGGTACCGGCCAGGCGGTAGTGCGCAAGCACGGTAGTTTCAGGGTTGCCGTTGCACACGCCGGGCACACGCACCTGGCAGTCACGGCCGCGGGCGGCCTTGGTCAATTTGGTTTGGCGGATGCTCATGGGCGTGCTCCCGATACTTTCGAACGAAGGTTTGCCAGGGCAGCACGGGCCACCTCTGGGTTGCGCGGCGCGGCCGGCGCGGCGATCTCCGCCACCGGGACAGCACCCAGTTGCTCGCCTTTCCAGATCTTCCGGCACTGCTCCAGGTAGTGCTTTTCGAACGAGGCCATGCCCAGTTCGCGCGTGAGCAGCGGCAGGCTATGGAAACCGGCGGCGGCCGTGGCGTGGTAGACGGCCGGGTGCATCCACTTGGCATCGGCGCGCACGGCTGGATGGCAGTTGCGCAGGCCTTGGGCATAGGCCTTCTCGACACTGGGCAGACCCAGACCTTCAGGCGCAAAACACCAGCTCACGAACTCGCCGGGGGTGGGCACGAACGCCCGCTTGCTTGCGCTCACGACGCGCATTCCGTGGTCGATCTGCTCCATGCGGTTGATGCCCGCGCGCATGAACTCAGCCAGCCATTCCAGTTTGGAAGCGTTCATAACAGCCTCAGTCGGCCACGACTGGCGCCAGGCGCCACAAGCGCCGCGCAGGCGTAGGAACAGGTCGTCGATCACTCGCTGGGTGGCTGGGGCCACTGCGACGGCCCCGGGCTCGGCAGGTGCTTGGTACGCTGGTTCGGTACGGCGAGTCGCGATGAGTTCGCGGACGCTAGCTGGCTTGTTCATAGGCGAACCCCCTTGGCTGCCCAGTTGGTCGATTCTTCGCCCGTGGTGGCGCTTTCGGTGGCCTGACGCTTGATCCACTTGGCGAGGCGATGAGCCCAGCCGCCGGTTGTGTCGCGGATGTCGCTCTTGGCCAGGTAGTAACCCTTGAAGGTGTTGATGACGCCGGGATCAGGGACATGGCGCGTTAGGCCGATCAGGAAGAGCTGGCTTCCAAGTTGGTTGGCGTCCGGTGTCCACTCGGCGAACATGCCGAAGCGCTGGCGGTCTTCAGCGGGCAGTTCCGACTCGTCCAGTGCGTGGCGGTCCTGCTCCGAGATCACGTCCGCAATCTCGCGCTGCTGCAGCTGTTCGGTTACTTGATGGTTAAGTGACGGATTGGGTGCAGTGGCTGCACCCCGTTCTGTCGTAGGTTGCACCCCGTTCTGTTGCTGGCTGCACCCCGTTACCTCTTCACGGGGTGCATCTACTGCACCCCGCTTGAGCATCAAGTCGTAGACCACCGGGCGGCGGTCATGGCGATCGATATACACGGCGGCCAGGGCCTGGTTGCCACGAACGATGAGGCCTTGGGCTTCGAGCAGATCCAGCTTCGAGCGCACGGTGCGCTCGGACAGGCCGGTGTCTTCGGTCAGGGTCTTGGCCGATGGGAAAGCGCCACGGCCGTCGGCGGCGGCATAGTTGGCCAGGCACAGCAGCACATGGCGCGCGCTCGAGTCTTTGCCGAGGTCGCGGCGGGACAGTGCCCAGGACATTGCTTGAACACTCACAGCGAGGCTCCAATATTTTTCTCGGCCAAGCATGCGAGGCCTTTCGGGGTGATGAGGGGCTGGTAGGCAGCACGATCGGCGCCAGTCTCAGCGTCAGGCTTGAGCTGGGTGACCTTGTGCACCATGAAGCCGGCGGTAATGCGCGGCTGATAGGCGACCCACCGAGTGGAGCTGCCGCGGTGGAAGATCCAGCGATTGGTCTGTAGCCAGCTGAACAGCTTCGAAGGAGTGATCTGCAGCTGCTTGGCCGCGTCGGTGATGCAGATAGCACCTTCGGCGGCAGCCAGGCGCTTGATCGCGGCCACCTTCGGTGCTTGCAACTGGATCACACCGAGCAGTCGCTCGTTCTCTTCGGCCTTGTCGGCGGCGAGACGCAAGGCCTCGACGTAGGTCGCAGGAATCGCCTGGGCCGGGACCTCAAGTTCGCGCCAGCGGCGGATAACCTTCATCCGCAGTTCGGCGCTGTAACCGGTCAGCAGGCAGTCGGTATGCTCGCGGTCGAGCAGGTACTCGGTCTGGTTGCGGTTTTGTGCGTCCATATAGATGCGCTCAAAACTGAGCGCATCTTTTTTCAGCTCGGCAAGCATGGCGGTAATGTCGCGCTTGACGTTCTTGTGAAGCTTGCCGGTTAGATCGGCGATCTCGCGCGAAGACATGACATGACGCGTCACGGTTTGGTGATTCTGAATCGATGACGAATCATCGAGGGTATTGCGGGGGGTGATATGAGTGTGCATAATCGGTCCCACGTTTTGTTGTTGAAGAAGCCGCCCTGCCAGGCGGTTTTTTTGTGCCTGAAATTCAGGCGGCATAGGCGTCCGGCGCATCCGTGGTAACTTTTTGCTTCCACACGAAAAGGCCTGGGAGGCCGGACATGACTGATGAACTCGCGCTAAACCCCGTATCTGGTTGGGACATACGGACTGTCGAAGCAATGCAGCTGGTGCTTGTTGAGCTGGGGTTCATTTCGACCCCTTTTCAGCGTGTGTCTGAGGCTCACAAAAGTCCGATTTATTCCCTGACGCTTCAACAGACGAGACAGCTGATCGAGGTACTTCAAAGATCTGCGGATGCGGTAGAGAGTGCCGGGATAACGTCTCCCCCAGGGCCTCGCCATTAACAGAGAAAACCTCAGGCGTCTCATTCAGCTGGGCGCCTGAGTCCGAATCAGGCTGGTTCATACCGTTGGTGAGAAGCTTGCTGTAGAAAGCGTCTCGGCTTTTCCTATCGCTCTTGAGCAACGTTTTGTGCTTGTGGAAACCTGAAACCCGTTTTGCTCGCATTCTTCTTACCTACTGGTTAAATCAACAGCCCCTTAGAGCGACTGGTGACTCGGCCATCTCACGCGCAGAATTCACCTATTGCTCAAGCGGCAGTCACATGAGCTACAGCTTGTGCGACCGCGCTACGGCCTTGAGTGGCTCATACGTTTCGTCGTCGTAGCGAGACTCGATCTTCCGGTCTCTCAGGTGGCGTGGCTCGTCGTACATGTGCTGCTCCTTGTGGTTGATGAAGTGGTTTAAGCGGCGGATTTGGTGGGCTCGGTGCTGCGCAGGTAGCCCCAATCGATGTCAGGGCGCATGTCTTCGCAGGTGACGGCACGAGCAGATTCGCGCTCGATGCAGATCGCGAGAGCTGCACCTGGGCGGCGATAGCCGTAGGCAACTTGCTTGAGCTGGCCAGCCGTGGTGCCGCAGCTCGTAGCGAAGCTGTCCAGTTTCTGTTTATCGAATGGCTTGATGTATTCGTGCAGATTCATGAGCGCACCTCCGTATTGCTCGCAGATTAGCAACTGCTAATCTGACAATCAATAGCAAACCGTAATTTACGGAATGCTAACTGGAAGCGATGATTGCTGGATGGATACCAATAAGCTGAGGGTGGATGCGCTTAAAGCCGTAATGGCTGGCACGTCCCAGAAAGATTTCGCGAATTTGCACGGCCTTGACGCCTCATACCTTTCCCAAATTCTCAATGGGCATAGGAATCTGGGCGAAAAAGCCGCGACGACGCTCGAGCAAAAGATCGGTCTCGCCCCAGGAACACTTGTAACCCCCAAGGGAGCTATCGCCCCTCAGGCGATTGCGCCTGCCGCCGTGGCCAAATCGGCTACAGATCTCGTCAAGGAGATGCTTGCCAAGGCCGGCAAAGGGGTCAGTCCGGAAACGCGCAAGCGCCTACTGGCAGCTGCTGAGGAAAAGCCGAGCAACGTCGTCACGGTCGACTTCTCCCGCCCAGGCCAGGTCGGCGATGAAGTATGGATCGCACACTACGACGTACGCGCGGCAATGGGCGCCGGGCAGATTCCGCACGAATACCCCGAGATGCTCCAGGACATCAGGGTCAGCCCGAGCCACCTCCGCGAAATTGGCGTCAGGTTCGAAGAGCACTTCCATCTCAAGATGATCACCGGCTGGGGCCAGTCGATGGCGCCAACGATCAAGGACCGCGATCCCCTGCTGGTCGATGTGACGATCAGGGAGTTCACCGGTGACGGGATCTACCTCTTCTCGCATGACGAGATGCTGTACGTGAAGCGTCTGCAGAAGAAGGGTAAGGAGCGCTTCAAGATGATCTCGGACAACGAGCGTCATGATCCCGAGGAGATCAGGGTGGACGACACGCACATCCTGGCGCGGGTGCTGTACGTGTGGAATGGTCAGCCGGTCTGACAGTCCTGCAGACGCAGATTCTTATCGATCAACCCGGTGCAGCCTTTAACCGCCGAGCATGGAATGCATTTGATGAGTGATGTAGTTGTAGTTGATAGCCCTGAATCCTTTTTGGAGGCCTTAGACCGAATAGAATTCCTCGGCGAAGACCCTCCGGTATTCGATGGTTGGCCGAGATTCGACGTTAAGGTCGACGGAGATCGCTATAACGGCACCCTTACACCCAAGCTGATGGGGGGGCTCATTGAATTTCAGGACCAGCTGCTGCGGGCGTACGCAGAAATTCGCTACGGCTCCTCGTCTATTGGTAAGCTGAGCGTTGCTGATAAAGCAGATCTTGAGATAGTTTTTGCGATCACGAAAGGAAGCACCAATGGGCAAGGTCTGCTTGATGAAGTGCTCAACAAAATCATTTCGGCACTCCCTATGAATAAGATGACAGGCGGTAACGTAACGGCCCTGCTCATCATTGCCGTGCTCTGCTTGGCGGGCTATATGGTCTTCTCTGGCTGGAACCAAGCAGACTTGGAGAAGGCCAAAATTGCCAGCTCCGACCGCCAATCCAACACGCAAGCGGTGCTCATTGCCAAGTTAGCTGACGCGCTCGCTTCAAAGAGTTTGCCGCCAGAAGCCGTGGCTATTAAGGATAGGGCCGCAGAGGGTTACAGAGCTATTGTGGCCGGGGCACCTGATGCGACATCTATGGACATTCAAGGCGAGCATTTCAACGCTGATGAACTGGAAAAGATAAGAACGCAAGAACCGCTCCCAAAAAGTCGCAAGGAGCGCAGGGAGGATGTCTACATCGATATGGTGAAGCGTCATCCAGATTATCTATCTTTAACCTTGAGGCTACCCGGTTCGGATTACACCTTCCCCGGCCGGGTAGACTTGTCCAAATTCGATCAGGCCAATGTGAACCGGCTATTCGACTCACTCCGCGACTCGAGCCCTATCCGCCTGTTCCACTACTCGTCCGAGCAGAAGGATCGCATTCTGAGAACGGATGTGATTGCCGTAGATGACATCACAGCGGCAAGGTGAAAGTCGCTCAGTAACGAAACTGCCCGTAATAAAACAGCGCGCCATCGAGCGGGCTTTTTTGTGTCCATCAGAAAGCGCCCTCCTCGCGACCTCCCGCGCCCCACCTGAACAAGCCCGGCCCAGCGCCGGGCTTTTTGTTCCTGCCTCCCCATGCCCAACCGCTCCCTCCCCTGCACACCTATCACCTGAAACCGTAGCGCGCCGCTGATCGAGCCTGCCCTGTCACGAGCAAATAAATTAGCATCTGCTATTGACGCGTAATTTAGCACTTGCTAATTTGCATCCATCGAGTCGCGAAGCAGCCCCACACGAGGCCCTCAGCGGATCGGTCCGCTCTTTAACAATCCGCGCAACACGAACAAAGACGGCACCGCCTCTACGGCGACCGGAGATCAGATAGCCCCGAAAGGCTACCAACGCGAGGCGCACCTCGACGACTGACTAGAGCGAAAGGCTCGAACCGAGTGAATGACCCGCTATGCGGTGCCAGCGGAAACCAGATTTCACTGGCAGCCCTTCTCGCGAGGGGCTGACGGGAAATCAACCAAAGCAGAAAGGAGCTCCTCATGAGCGGATTCACCAAAGGCCAGGCTGTGATCTACACCAACCCGCGCGGCGCCGAAAAGTCCGGCAAATTCGTTCGAGCCGTCAATCTGGGCCATGGCCGAGGCGGCGGAGAATATTTGGTGGTCGATGTCGACGGCAAAGAACTGAGGGGCCGGGCCAGCAAGGTTCGCGCCGCCTGACGATTTACTGAAGCGCCCGGGCGAGCGGGCGTTTTGGAAATACGACGGAGAGCAAGACGATGAGCCTGAAAGATCAAGGTTTCAAATTCTGCATAAGTCCTGACAAAAGCACTGGTCGCTGGCTTCATCCTGCAGAACGACTGTCGCTTTATGCAGGCTGGACCGATGTGACTGACTGGCCTGAGGCGAGGCTGCTGACATTCGTACTTTCCGCGCCGAAACAACAAGAGTTGTTCGCGGCCTGACCCACCCGTTGGCATTCGCAAGAGTGCCCATCGGGGTGTGATCTGAAGCTAAGACTCGAGCAGCGGTCGTGCCAGCCGGCGGCCTGTAGGGCCGCCCCTTCCGCCCAAAGCCGGTTGAGCCCCGGCCAGATAACACCACCGATGCGGAGGATTCTGCACCGCGCAACGCGGCCCCCTGCATCAACCCACCCCCAATCCATACGACCGCATCAGCAGATGCCAGGCCACCATTCACGGTGGGTCTGGTCGCCCGCGCCTGGCATCTGACTAATGCGTTTGCACTACCGAGGACGCCAGCATGGCCAAGCGAATGGAGCAACAGCCGCGCCGCGGTTCAAGCCACGCCTGGCCACGGTCTGCTGTTCGGTATTGTTTCAGCTTGGCCCACGGCCATATCGCGGACGCAAGGTGGTTCAGGGAGCGGCGTAACCACAAGTACGCGGAGATGTCGCTGGCTGATGCCGCACACGCTCACGAACTGGCGCGCCAGCTGATTCGCAGCATCCGCTCATAACACCACTTCCCACTCAACATATCGCCGCGGCGTGCACCGCCCAGGCCCAGTCACATCAGAGGCATCAGCATGGACACCATCATCAGCGGCGAATGGAAAGGCCACCTCGGGCGCGGCCTGGCGCCGAAAGAACTGCAGTACTGCATGTCAGTCGCCGCCGGCATGACAGCCAAGGAGATCGCCAAGCTGTTCGGCATTTCGCCGGGCACGGTGAAGAAGCGCCTGGACGTGGCCATGTTCAAGCTCGGTGTGCACCGCCGGGCAGCGCTGGTGGCCGAGGCCATGAAGCGTCAGATCATCTCGCCGGTGTGCATCATGCTCGCCGCGCTCATCGCCATGCATGCGGTGGCTGATGACCATTCAATGCGCCGCGACCGCCGCGCGCCGGAACGCCGTACCGCCGAGGTGCGTGTAATGCGCAAGGCCGAGGCCTTCGAATACTGCGCTTGACGGGTGCCGCTGCCATACCAGCGGCGTACTGATGGAGGGTTGAGCCATGAAGCCATAGACCAGCGCCCGCCCAGGGCAGCACGCACCGCTCTCGTAGGGTGGTACCACTTGAGCGAAAAGCCCGGCATGTCCGGGCTTTTCTTTGGCCGTCGATATTAGCCAGCACCCTGCCCCAGGGTCCTGACCAATGCCTTCAGACAAGGAGAAAGACATGCACGCAGCCATGCATCAGCGCGTAACCGTCCTTGAGGCGTTTCGCGCTCGAATGAACACCACCACCGTCGACCTCTTCACCCGCATCGGGAGACGCTCACCAGTGCAGCAGTTTCGCTATCAGATCGTGGGCAAGGGCCCAGGCGCCTACCAAGTCACCGAGCGCTCGACCGGCCATGTAGTTGGCGAGCGGGACACTTGGAAGGAAGCGAGCAAATTCGCTCAGGAGATGGAATTGAAAGCCGACGCCAGGGCGCTGATAGAAGGCTCAGGGTTCGAATCTTGAAGCGCCTCATCAAAAGAGTTAGTCAGCGCCGGCGTCTGGCCTGGCTGGATATACCTGCGAGCAGACTGCATGCAAAAGATCACTCGAAACCACACGAATCATCGCTGCGGTGCCAGCCACCAGCGGGCAAAGCTCACCACTGAACAAGTATCCGCCATGCGCGCCGAGTACGAAGCGGGCGTTGGTGGTTACGAATATCTGGCGGCCAAGTACGGCTGCGGTGTTTCCACTGCTCGGGACATCGTGAAGTACCGCACCCGCTGGGCTAGCTGAACATCATCGCTTGGAGACACGTAATGCCTACACCCACAGATACAGCCGAGTTCCTCGAAGAGTTGAACGGCGGTGCTTTCGCCAGCCAGATCGGCCATGCCCTGTCCGAAGTCGCCTCGGGCGTCGTTGACCACGGCAAGGCCGGGAAATTGGTCATCACCTTGGACTTCAGCCAGATCGGCGAATCCCACCAGGTGAAGATCAAGCACAAGCTCGACTACAAGGTGCCCACCAAGCGGGGCACGCGCAGTGAGAACACCAGTCTGGATACCCCAATGCACGTCGGCGCCGGCGGCCGCATCAGTCTCTTCCAAGAGAAGCACGACCAGTTGTTCAGTCGTGAAGACGCCCCGATCAAGCCTCGCACCTGATTTCGATCCCCACCACCAGGAATAGAAGAATGTCCCTGACCAAAGATGCAATTCAGCAGATCACCGAGACCGCACTGTCGGCCGCTGGCAAGATGCTGCCCACCAACACACCTGTCGCGCTGATACCAGACGCCGTGAGCGTAGCCGACCTTGAGCGCTACATGGCCGGACGTAGCCGCTTCCGCGGCACCTTCTCTACCCATTCGCTGGCTGACTTCGTTGTCCATGTGATCAAGCGCAACATGCCCGGCGCGAAGGGCTTTATCGACCAGGACGAGATGTCCTGCTCTCTTTTCTTCAACATCGGTGACGAGATCAGCCCGGGTCACGCTGATGACCGTGCCTTGCTCAAGCTGAAGCCATCGGCAGGCTACAAGGCCGCTCAGTTGGTCAACGGCAAAGCGATGACCCAGAAGGATATGAGCGACTGGATCGAGGACTGGCACCAGTACCTGACCCCGGTCGACGAGAACGAAACGGCCATCCCGATCGCCAAGGCTATCGCCGCGGTGCGCACCATCACTGTGAAGGCCACCAGCGAATCGGAAACAACGGTCGGGGATACCAGCGCCAGCCGCAGCGCCATGGACCAGATCGAGGCGCGCAGCAAGGAAACCTTGCCGGTGGCACTGCTGTTTAATGTCATCCCGTTCGAGGGCCTGACTGAGCAGCAGATCAAATTCCGCCTTTCGGTCATCACCAGCGGCCAACAGCCGGTGCTGAAGTTGCGCTGGATCGGTGAAGAGGTCCAGCGCGAGGACATCGCCCAGGAATTCAAAGCGGTCCTCGAGGACAAGATTGGCGAGGCGGCGACCCTCGCCTTGGGTTCGTTCGACCCACGTTAACGGGACGGGGGCCTGGAGACGGGCCCGCCATCCTGCAGGCTACGGAGGTACCAATGCCCGCAAGTAAAAAGCCCAGCAAACCCCAGCTCAAAACGCTCGAGCACATCCGCCAGTACATCGCAAAGCACGGTTACTCGCCTACCCTGGCCGACCTCGCCGAACTCGCCGGCGTCCGCCAGAACTGCATCGCCGAACGCCTGGGTGCCTTGGTCAAGTTCAAGCTGATCACCAAGACCCCGGGCATCGCCCGCAGCATTCGCCCGGTAGAGCATGCTGATGATTCAGCAGGATCTGGGGAATGAGGTTACTACTCCAGACTTTAGGGGTTGGCGTCGCCCTTTCTCATGGCGTACCAGTCCTTGGCTAACTTAGCGCCTTGCTCGTTCGCTGCTTCACGGCGAATAGGTCCCTTGATGCTCCCTATCTCCTCCACAATGTCACCCTGTCGAACTACGACTGTGACCCCACTCGCCACATGACCTGGCTCGTGGTCAATCCAGTCGCAATGAACATAGGCGGTCACACCTTGTTCGAGTTCAATCTCATGGCTGTAGTACCTGTCCTGCATCGTTGACATAGAAGCTCCTTGATCCGGCCGCACGCCGGTCACCATCTGTACTCCAAACCCACCTTTCTTTGCCACCCACCAAGATATCGTAAGACTGGACACGGCGTGAGGTCAGGCGTCGAGAATTTCGTCGGCTGCTTTCAGCACTGCCTCTATAGCAGCCTCGTTGGATTCCCAAGGCCCATAGATGACCTTGGTCTTCATACCAACAACCACATTGATGATGCGCAGCGGATGCGATTCACCAGATCCACTCGTCCAGTGAGCGAAGGCTCTGACTGTATGCCCTTTGTAGCTCAGGGGCTTTGCCTCATTTGTCCTTGTGTCCATGTCTGTGCAATCCAGACCAAAAAACTCATTTTAATCAGGATTGCCTCCTGCCAGATACGGCGGGCGCCGCCTGCAATGGAGATTGCCATGAGCGAGTCTCTTGAGTTCGACCAACGCAACGACCTGGCCGCTGGTTCGGCCTCAGCTACGCCAGCTTCTTGGTGCTTCCGCGCGTGTTGATGTAAGAGATGCCAGAGAATTGGCAAGAGCGGATAGCCGTACTGCTCAACGAGTACGATGATGCCTTCCCAAACCACCCCGATATCGGTACCACCGTCCGAGCTACACACAATGGCAAGCTGATCAAGATGCCGCCGTGGCTCCTGAACTACCGCTATCCTGCGCGCGCTGAGATTGCAAAGCGCAGCGTCTGAACCTACACAGCCCTACTTAAGACGCTGAACACACAGGCATGCGGGCACTGTCCGGTGCATCCGCTAATTCCTTACAGATCAGCTAAGGCAGCGTGATGGCTTCCACTATTTGATCGACAGCATCCTGAGAGGCAATTACCAACTCAGGACCTACCCAACTATAAACAGCACCGGACTTGATACCGCGCTTCGCGAGATCAGCACTCAGAACTAAATCGCCTCCTGACATGTGCAATTCAGTGAGCAGAGCAACGGTCGCCTGCTCAATAGCTATGACGTTTTCGACAGGACTAAACATTGACATTTCCTTTGTCCGGCCGAATGCCGGGGCCCATCTATACGCTAACGCACCCCCATTGAACACCCATTGAATGAGCACAGGCCGCACACATTAGGATCGAATGCGCGGCTCCATGATGACTGTGAAGCTGCCTGAGAGATGCTTCCTGAGCAATGCGGGCATGTCGTAGCTGAAATTTATGACCTAAAACCCGTCTACTCGTCGTGATGAAGACTGACGGTAGAGGGCCACTTCTTTCTCTGAGATTCCGATACGTGCAGAAACCTCCGTATTGGTCGGCATGCTTTTCATTGGCGTAACGCTCGCCGACGGGATGCCGGGCCACACTCTTACTTCTTGAAACATTAAATAGCTACCTCCGAGCGACGGAGGGTAGCGCCTGCAATGGAGATTGCCATGACCCACAAGTGCTACCGGCGCGACCACGACGTGAGGGCTATCACCGACCTTGTGTCTGATGAGCAGATGCACGCCGTTTTCGACGGTACCAATTTCGGCCATACCGACTTTCGCGGACTGCTCGCCCAAGGCTGCATCAAGGCGCTGGCAGGCTGGCACCAGGGTCACACGAACACCAGCATCCTCGAAGAGCTGCGACTGATCACTTGGAACAGGCACGCCGACAAAATCAAGGTAACGGCCAAGGGCCGGCACTATATCTGGCTCGCCTTCAAACGCCGCCCAGGCGCCTAACCCTTCCCCCCATTCACCTACCACGCTGAACGCCTCGGCAGGCAGCCAATAGAATTCATGCCTGCAGAATGAGCTTATCGTTCTCATAGCTGATTTGTTTATAGGATCTGAGGCGCTTCAGCGCGGTAGGACTGCCATACGCCCGAGCAATACCGGCTGCGGCAACTGATGCAGATACCCCCAAGATCGTCATGGCAGCCGCCCCACTGCCGGCGCCCGCCAATGCAAAGCCAGCCTTCGCTTGAGGTACGGGCGCGGCGACTGTCATCTTTAGGAACATGAAGCCTCCAGCGAGAGATGCCGCGACGATCCCCCAAGCGACGGGACCAGTTGCGCGAATCCTCACGACTTTCTTAGAAAGGTCACCTTCAATTTCGATGGTGCTCGCACCAGCCTTCATAGCCTCTGCGAGTTCCTCTTCTGTCTTCACCTGACGAGTAGCCATATCACCGACACCAATAAATGAGTTCCTGAGGTATATCGGCAATAGCGCTAACAACTTGAACCCCATCATTTGCAGCCGCGCCTCGGCAGGCGGGCGGCTGTCTGGAGTATCCATGAACCCCTACTACATCACCGGGCCGGCGCAGATCGGCATCAGCGGTGGCCGCACATCCGGGCACATGGTCTACAAGATCCTTGAAGCCCATGGCGGCCAGCTGCCAGCAGACGTACATCTCTGCTTCCAGAACACCGGCAAAGAGCGCGAGGAAACGCTGAATTTCATTGAGGAAATTTCCAAACGCTGGGACGTGCACGTTACCTGGATGGAGTGGTGCCGTGTCTATGGCCAGGACGAGGACGCCCCGTGGTACCGCCTGGTGGACTTCGAGACGGCGAGCCGAAACGGTGAGCCTTTCGTGAAGATGCTGGACTACTTCGCACAGTACCGAGAGCAGGAAAAAGGGCTGCCAATGTGGCTTCCTAACTTCTCCAACAATGCCTGCACTGCCTACCTGAAGATCAAGGTCGGTGAAAAGCACATGCGCGCGCTGGGCTACGACGAGTGGGATTGCGTGGTCGGCATCCGCAAGGACGAACCTGGCAGATATCACCGCATGATGGCCGCCAATGCCAAGGGCGGCTCGCGGTGGGAAAGCGTCTGCCCGTCCTATACCGCCGGAATCATCAAAGAAGATGTGGCCGACTTCTGGCAATCGCAGGACTTCGATCTGGGCATCGATTCCGACCTGGGCAACTGTGACCTGTGCTGGAAGAAAGGCGAAGACAAGCTGTTCAAGGCCATCCAGGCGGAACCAGAGCGCGTGATCTTCTGGTCTGGCTTGGAGGAGAAATTCAACCAGGTGTTCCGTATGGATCGCCCGAAGTACTCCCACTTGGCGTGGTACGCAGAGAACTACAAGGGCCAGATGGATGCATTTGGCTATTCCGAAGATAATAACTGCTTTTGCGGCGACTGAAACTTCAGCCAGCCAGAGGTAGTGAACCCCTACCTACAAACAACTTACTACTCAGTGCCCTCTCAACACCTGCACATCTAGAATCAAAAAACGCCTTGATAGATTCATCATCTGTTACGCCATTTTCTTTAAACTCTCCCCAACTTTTGAGAGAGCTCTCGACAGTCGCAAATGCTCTATCATCATAATTGCCTCTGATCAATAGAAGCAAGTAGGACTCAATACAGTTGCAACACTTCTGGTCAATCTGATAAACGCGATCAAATCCGGTCTCGAATATTCCGCGCCAGATCGCCGCAGCCTCCAGTGCAACAGACTCCAAATCAGCTCGGGCTTGGTCCACTGCGTCGACTTTTGCTTGGTAGATAGACACCACGAAATTGTCACGCCCACCTTTCCCGATCCACGTTTCACTCTGGATCTGAACTGCCGATGATTCCGCCGCGTGCCAAGCAGCGACAACTGCCACTCGGTATCTCCGAAGGCTTACGGCTACTCTTCGCGCAAGATCGTGATCGGACGCTGCGCCTATTTGTACTTTCCAAGAATTAAAGCCATAGATCGCCAAGCCTACAGCGAAAGTCGTGGCTGCGGCCCCAATTATCTCCCAAAGCTCGTGAATATCTTTGATCTCAAAGAAACCGCGACTTAGATATTCTGCTGGTATCACTAGTCCAATGCCGCCCAGAAGAAAAGCTAACAACCAAACAAAAATAACATTCTTCAATTTATCCGTCTCACAAGAACTCCCTTTTCTATTATGCCGAAGCCAAGTGCTCCGCGCGAGGACTCCCCATGCCTGCACACCAGAAGAAACACCCGCTCGACTTCAAAACGCAGTACGGCCTTGGCTTCAACCCGCAAGACGATGAGATCGTGGTGGATTTCTTCTGTGGCGGCGGCGGCGCCGGTACCGGGTTGGAGATAGGTCTGGGCCGCGCGGTAATGGTAGCCAAGAACCATAACCCCGCGGCCATCAGCATGCACACCGCCAACCACCCGGCGGCCACACACTACACCACCGACGTGTTCGAGGGTGACCCCGACCAGGAATGCGGCGGGCGCGCAGTCGGCTGGTTCCACATGAGCCCTGATTGCACGCACCACAGCCAAGCCGCCGGCGGCCAGCCGCGCAAGCGCGAGATCCGCAACCTGTCATGGATCGGCCTGAAATGGGCCGGCAAGAAGCGGCCGCGGGTCATCAGCCTGGAGAACGTCAAGCAGATCCTGCAGTGGGGCCCGCTGATCGCCAAGCGCGACAAGGTCACCGGACGGGTGATGAAGCTGGGCGGCCAGGTCGCCGCGCCGGGCGAGGTCGTTCCTGTGCACCAGCAGTTCCTGGTGCCTGACCCAAAGCGCCGCGGCACCACTTGGCGCCGGTTCGTGGCGCTGCTGGAAGGCATGGGCTATGCGGTCGAGTGGCGGGTGATCAAAGCCTGCGACTTCGGCGCGCCCACCAGCCGCGAGCGGCTGTTCATGATCGCCCGGTGCGATGGCCAGCCCATCGTGTGGCCAGAGCCAACCCACGCCCGTAAGCCCGCCAAGGGCCAACAGAAGTGGCGCACTGCCGCCGACTGCATCGACTGGTCAGTGCCGAGCAAAAGCATCTTCGGCCGCAAGAAGGACCTAGCCCCGGCCACCCTGCGCCGGGTTGCCAAGGGAATGAAAAAGTTCGTCATCGACAGCTCCAACCCGTTCATCGTGCCGATCGCGAACTGGTCCGGCGAGCTCGCCCAGTCTGCTCATGAACCGCTGCGCACGGTGACGTCGTGGCCACGCGGCGGATCGTTCGCCGTGGCCAGTCCTATCATCGCGCCGGCCACCCACCAGGGTAGCGACCGGGTCAACGATCCAGACCTGACGCTGCCAACCGTGACATGCGCCAACCGCGGAGAGCTGACCTTGATCAGCCCTACGCTAGTTCAGACCGGTTACGGAGAGCGTCAGGGACAACAGCCGCGAGTGCCTGGGCTCGACATCCCGCTGGGGACCGTCGTTGCAGGCGGCGTGAAGCATGCGCTGTCGAGCGCTGTACTTGTCGGCGCCGGCGGGCCGGAATATGCCGGGAAGCCGGTCGGCGCTGATCAGCCAGTGGGAACGCTGATGACGCAGAGTCACCGCGCTATCGCGGCAGCGGCATTGGTTCAACTGGGAAACGGGGATAAACCAGGTTCGGCGCCGCGCACCGCCGACCACAATCAGCCTCTCGGAACCATCATGGCATCCGGCGGCAAACACGGCGTGGCCACCGCCCTCATGGCCCAAATGAACGGCGGATTCAACACCACCGACGCCAAATCCCTGGACGAGCCCATGACCACAGTCACCAATACCGGAAGCCAGCAACAGCTGGTAACCGCCAACCTGGTGCACCTGCGCGGCAACTGCGATGCGCGGAACGCCGCAGACCCACTGCACACGATCAGCGCCGGTGGAAACCACCACGGCCTGGTCACCGCTTTCATGGAGCGCCAGTTCGGCGCCAGCGTCGGCCAAGCTATCGACGAACCGGCACCGACAATCACGGCCGGCGGTGGCGGCAAGAGCTCGCTGGTGGAGCTGAAGCTGTCGCCCGAGCATGAAGAAGGCGCGCTGCGCGTTGCGGCGTTCCTGATCAGCTACTACGGCACGGAGATCGTCAGCGGCTGCAGCAGCCCGGCGCCGACGATCACGACCAAGGATCGGCTGGCGCTGGTAACCGTCATGGTCAAAGGCACCCCCTATGTGATCGTCGACATCTGCCTGCGCATGCTGCAGCCACATGAGCTGTACCGCGCCCAGGGCTTCCCCTCCGACTACATCATCGACAAAGGCGCAGACGGCCGGAAGTTCACGAAGACCGAGCAGGTGCACATGTGCGGCAACAGCGTGAGCCCTCCGCCAATGGCGGCGCTGGCCCGGGCGAATGATCCGTGGCGCGCTGCGGCGCGGGAGGCGGTAGCAGCATGACCACCATCATTGCCCAGTGCGTCATCGTGTGGCTCTGCCTGCAACTTCCTGCAGGCATGATCCTCGGCCGCTTCCTCGCACGCGCCGACGTCATCGCCAAGTAACCCCTTCCCTCCCATCTATGCAGCCTGCCGGTGACCGGCGGGCGGAGTATTGCCATGTCCGCACTTGATCGATTCCACGAAGCAGCAAACGACGCGCTCGAGCAGATCGCCGCGCGCCTCCCGGCCGAGGCAGAAATCTGCCTGGCCATCTACATGCCCGATAAACCTGAATCGGACATCGTCTTGAAAGGCCCTTCCACGTCGCTCGATGAGGTGGTCTCAACGCTACGGCGGCTCGTCCTGACTATTGACGGTGACAACGCCTACAAGCGCGATCTGCTCGACGCCGTTGTGGGCGCCTTGGCGGTCGGAGCTCAGAACCGCAATCCGCCTCCGCCAGGTCATTGGGGTCAGCGATTCTGGGACATTGGCCGTGAAGAGCGGGCGCTTACAGATGAACTGGTCGAAGCGTTGAAGCTCACTCGCGAAAATCTCCGAGCTTGCCAAGCCACCATTCACCTCTGTGGTGGCTTCGATCCGGCGTACGTCAACGACGCCCAGGCGGCTATGAAGGTAGCCGATGCAGTGCTGGCGAAGACTTCCGAATAACCCCTTCAGCCAAGCGCGGAACGGAGCATCCTATGGAACCAGAAATCATCCACATCCCCGAGCTGGCCAAGATGCTCGGGCGTACTGAGTCATCCATCCGCAGCGCGCGGCAGGCCGGTGCATCCTGGCTGCCGCCCTACTTCAAGCAGGGCAGCCGGATTTGCTGGCGGATCGACACAGTCCGGCGTTTTTTGAGGGAGTGCGAGGAAGGCCGGCATGTGCCGGTCCGGCCAGGACGGAAGCGCCAAACGCCCCCAACCCTTGCCAGCGTCAGTTAGCCGAGCTTATCGGCGAGAGCATCCGGGCAAAGGTGCGTGTAACGCTTGAGCATGCTCAGTGTCTTGTGCCCGGTAATGGACGCTACCTCCATCATCGAAAGTCCCTTCTCGAACAGCCTGGAGGTTCCTTCATGGCGCAAATCATGAAAATGCAGGTCGTCGGCCTGCGCCGCGCGGCAGGCCTTGCCGAAGTAGAGCGTTACCGAGTGAGGCGCAAGGGAGAACACGTTGCCGTCCAGTCGGGCGGGCAGCGACTCAAGCAGGGCTCGGGCGCGAACGGAAAGCGGGACCATCCTTCGCGAGCCATTCTTGGTGTCTTCGAGCAGCGCGTGCTTGCCCCGGACATGTTCGCGACGAAGCATCAGCAGTTCGCTGCGCCGCATAGCAGTCTCGACCGCGAGCTCAATCACCGCGGGCATTTCAGCGTGGATTTCTCCAGCAGCTTTGATGACTGCGGACAGCTCCGCCTTTGTTGGCCGGCGATCCCGCTCTCTGCTGCCCTTCGGCATGCGCAGCTTTGTCACAGGGTTGCTCAGCCCCTCTATCCCCCAGTCCTTGATCGCGACCGTGTAGAGATGGCTGATCAGGGCTAGCCCCAGGCGAACGGTGTTCGTGGAAGCGCCCTCTGCCAGCCGCGCATCGCGGTATGCAGCCAAATCGGATGAGCGAATTTCGGCCAGCGACTTGTTCCCGTACTTGCTCTCCGACCAAGTCTTGATCCTGGTCTTCTCCTGAACAGCACCTTTCTTGTGCACGGTCACTTCGCGCTGATAGCGGCCGAGCGCATCAGCAAGCGTGGTCGACTCGGCCTCACGGGTATCGACAAATCGCTTGCGTGACATATCACCTTCGATTTCGGCTGCCCAGCGCTGAGCATCCGCCTTCGTGTCGAACGAGGCAGAAAGCGCGGGATAGCCTTTTTTGCGGATCTCCGTCCGCCAGGTGCCATTGGGGCGCTGTTCGATAGTAGCCATGTTGCGGATTTTGCAGGGACACCGTGGGACATGCAAATGATCTGAGTGTCCCAGAATTGTCCCCAATGTCCCCGCCTACAAAATCCGCAGGCACAAAAAAACCCCCGCAGCCCAATGGCTACGGGGGTTCAATGATGGAGGCCGAGGTCGGAATCGAACCGGCGTAGGCGGATTTGCAATCCGCAGCATAACCACTTTGCTACTCGGCCCCAAACGTGAAGCAAGAAACTGCTGCACGCAAACAAACTGGAGCGG